CATTTCTTAAGCCGCTTAAAGTTCGCGCATCATTTAACTTACTATTAACAAGTCTTTATATCTTGTGGTATACCGCGGGGAAAGCATTTCCCGCTTCATCTGCCACTGCTGCTGTATGCCCTGCCCGGCAAAGTAGAGCGTGCCTTTTCCATCTTTAGCGTTCAGGTGATCAAGCACCTCCATCAACTTTTCGCTTCCGGCCCGCGGCGCGTTCTCATCGAACAGGTTGAGCTGGGCCACCCCCTGGCTGAAGAAGTCACCCAACATTATTCCGGCTTTCTGATACCGGTGACCATCCTTCCAGATTTTGTCCAGGCACTTTACCGCAGCGTTAATGATGTCGCGGGAATCCTGAGTGGGGGTGAGAAGTTTCATAGACGCACTATTACCATAATACGACTCATTAAGCGCAAAGGGAGAGGTCTTAACGAAAGCCGATATAAAACGGCAATACTGGTGCTCGCCACGTAGTTTTTCAGCGCCACGCGCCGCATAGCTGCAAATAGCCTGGCGCATCTGCTCATATTCTGTGACGCGTTCACCGAACGACCTGCTACAGACAATTTCCTGCTTTGCTGGTGCAAACTCTTCCAGAGCGAGGCATGGTTCGCCACGCAGCTCCCGGACCGTTCGCTCGAGTACCACGTTAAAGTGTTTACGAATAATCCAGGTACTTTGTTCTGATAAGTCCAGAGCCGTTTTAATACCCATGGCGTTAAGCTTCTTACTGATGCGGCGGCCAACGCCCCATACGTCCTCAACCGGCACAATAGACAACAACCGACGCTGGCGATCGATATTGGACAAATCAACCACTCCGCCCGTCTGCCTCTGCCATTTCTTGGCGGCGTGGTTTGCGAGCTTGGCCAGTGTCTTTGTCTGCGCGATGCCAACCCCGACAGTCAGGTGCGTACGCTTCAGAACCGTAGCGCGGATCTCTTTGCCAAATTCCGTCAGGTCCCGGCAGTTGCGAACGCCAGTCAAATCGCAAAAAGCTTCATCGATACTGTAAATTTCGACGCGGGGGCTCATTTCCTCCAGCGTCGTCATTACCCGGTTCGACATATCAGCGTAAAGCTCGTAATTGCTGCTGAAGCAAACAACGCCAGCGCGCCGGAAAAGCTCCTTTTGCTTGAAAAATGGCTCCCCCATGGTGATTCCAGCCGCCTTGGCCTCGGCGCTGCGCGCGATTACGCAGCCGTCATTGTTCGAAAGAACAACCACTGGCCGCCCTTTCAAATCGGGACGAAACACCGTCTCGCATGATGCGTAGAACGAATTCACGTCACAGAGCGCAAACATACTCAGCTCGCCGATTTGACGATGAAAGTAACAACGCCGAAAACGTCCAGCGTATCTTCGCTGCCTACAACAATCGGACTGTAGGCGCTATTCATTGGGATGAGTTGGACTGTCGGGCGTAACTGCAGGCGTTTAACAGTAAATTCCCCTTCCACCGCGGCGATGACAATGTCACCATGCTCAGCAGTGCGTGAGCTGTCCACCACCAGCAGATCACCGTCGCTGATCCCGGCTTCGATCATTGAATCACCCGCGGCTTTGACGAAGTATGTGGAACTCGGGTGAGCAACAAGTAACTCATTGAGATCGATGCGCTGTTCCACGTAATCAGCCGCGGGGCTTGGGAAACCACATTGTACTAAGTCACTGAAAAGCGGGAGAGTGATAATTTCTCGCAGTTCTGCAGGCCTGATAAATTCCATGTTGCACACCTCAAAAACTGTTTTTATATACAGTAGTTTTATTTGTAAGTGTCCGCAAGCTACAGGCCCTATCGTCACTGTTTAAAGCTTCGCCGTTTCGTTTCTAAGTTTCTCACTCGTTTCGAATTATCTCTTTTGTAAATTTTTCGATAATGGCTCTGTGTGAGCAGAATCAAGTCGACCAGAGTACGTTTTTGCAAACGACGAGTTGCAAACTTTTCAGTTTCCTTGTCGCATCGTCTCGACCTTTTTCGTTAATTCTTCAACTTGATTCATTAGTGCCAGGATGGCTTCGTGGTGAAGCGCTGCGGCCGCACCAGCAACATCGACTGCTAATGTCTTCTCCACTATTGTGCCATCCATAAGCTCAGTAGCCCCGCCTTCAAAAACCGCAGTCGGCATTACCTCCATCAGCTCCTGTGCGATAAAACCCTGTCCCGGTGGAGCATTGTCCAGTCGATCCCATGTGCACCCACGTACCATACGCATCTTATCGAGAGGGTTTTCAACTCGCTTAATATTCGTTTTGATATGCTTATCGGAATTATTTATCCATGAACCATTGCTGGCTGTGGCGTTACCACCATCAGAAAAAAGCCATGTGACCCATGTACCGTTAGCTTTATCTATTCCAATAGCCACGTCCTGGATGGCCGTGCTACCACCACGCCTCGCACCGATATACCCGGCATCGTTAAAATACTGGAATGAAGCCCTTCCAATAACACCTCCAACAGTGCCAGTGTCAAATGACTGCATTCCAACTTTATTACCCGCGTTAGCCGAATATGCAGATGTAAAAAGTGATGGGGTTGTCAGCGTTCCCCCGCTCTTTCCGTGCACCGTGCCGAGCCGAGAATCATCCCCAGCGGCGACGGTTCCCGCTGCTGTTCCAACGTCCCTGGTGGAGCTGTTTCCTAAACCGAGGTTTGTGCGAGCGCCTGATACCGTTGTCGAACCGGTACCGCCCTGTTCTACAGATAGCGCTGTCGTAAGTCCGCTGAGAGAGGTGATGTCGCGGTTTGCACCTTTTGCCGCCTTGCCTGAAAGGGATGTGGTAATGCTATTCCAGGCTGGACCCGTCCATGTCGTTCCATCCGGCAGAGTTACCGTTACATTTCCGGTTCCGGAAAAAATGCTTTGCCAGTTCTGTTTGTCGTAATTCAGTCCTCGTAGCGCTTCAGCACTTTGCGCCACCAGTGCAGCAGTGACCATGTTCAGCGCCACGCGGGGAACCGCTGACCAGGCCGCTCCGGATTGTGTCGGCCCGGTAAAGTTACTGACCAGGGTCAGTTGGGTATTACTCTCGACTGATTTCACCGGCAGCGTATAAGGCACACCGCCCACAGTTGAGACAATGAAGTCCCCCGCAGAAAGCTCAGTTGTGAAAACAGTTCCGGAACCGCCAACAATAGCGGACCCGTTTGTCAGGGTTATGGTTCCTGCTGACATAGTGGACTCCTGAATTCAGATAAAAAAACCCGCCGAAGCGGGTTGTCAGTAAATTGCATCAATGATGGGGATAGAGAGGCTTGTCAGCCGTCGCCCTACCACACTGTATTGCGATGTCCATGAAGCGGCATTTCTTCCCCTCCCCGCGCGCACCAGATTGCCGCTGCGGATCAGTCCAGCCCATTTCAGGTAGTCCCAGCCGGTGTAGACCTCACTGTTATAACCATAGCGGCCAAGCAGGATCATACGATCCCCAATGTCTGTATTCCCCCATGACGGAGCATAGGTCTGGTTCCGGTAGACAAACGGCCGGCGCGTGGTGGAAAACACGCAGACACCACCCTTTATGATATTCAGGCCTCTTCCCGGGGTTGGGCTTTCGCCACTGGCAAAAATAGCGATCTGCATGGTAACGGTCGCATCCTGATCGAGACCAGCATGGTCGATTGTCGCAATAATATTCGAGCCGTCAAATTCGATGGTGACGTTATCAGCACTCCATTTTGCAAACACCATATAGCGGTCGCGTGAGATATTTGTCGTCGGCGTCGCCCAGCTCCCGGTGAAGGTGACAGTGCCGCGCCAGACGCAGTAGCCCGACATCGTGGCATCAGTGATTGAGAGGAAATCCGTGCTGTCCTGAATCAGCAGCCCTCTCCCGGACGAGGCAGGAAGTATTTGCCAGATAGACGCGTCAAAGGTTTTTGCGCGCCCCCAGTTATCACTCCACCAGGTATTCATGGTGATGGTGTTACCTGATACGGTAAATCCATCCAGCATGCCGATCGTGGGAATGAGGTTTGTACCCCTGTTAAGTTTGTAAACGGTATTACGCGGGATAACGACGATCTGGCTACCATCCACGCGCTGATTAATCGTGTACTGATTAACATCCCATGCTTCGCTGACGTTCTGGCAAAACGAAGGGCAGCGGAGCCCGGCAGTTATTTCCATTGCCGGGCCACCGTCCGCATAGGTAATACGTAAACCCTTTGGCATAGTTACCACTCTCCAAGAACAATCAGGTTACCGCCGCCGAGGTCGACTTTTACTCCCTTCCCGTCAATGGTGACGCCGTTACCGTTACCGGTGAACGCGAAGTTGCCGCTGGCTGCATACAGCGAGCCACGGAAAGTACCGCTGTTGAATTCCGGAGAACCGTCTTTTGGAATATTCCATCCTTGAACACCAGACTGAAAATCGTTCGAACGGATGTAGTTACCGATTTTGCCATTGGTGATCGTTCCATCCTGAATAAACGCTGAGCTGATAAATACCTGGCCATTTACAACCGCGAACGGTGAATACTGGGTATCACCACTGCCACTCATCAGCACAAACTGGTTAGCGTTGAAACCGACACGGGTAACAATCGGCTGCCCTGCCTGCGCCAGAACTGCAATCGACATCCCGGCGTTATACATGATGCCATTTACCCTCACGCCTGCTTTAAGGGTGTATATTGCCGAAGCGCCGGAGGCATCGACGACGGCAGTAAGCTTGTCCTCCAGTGCTGCAGTTACGTCCTCTATCTGCGCCTGCACCTGTGTCGACATTTCGGCCATTGCCCTATCCACCTCAGCAATAGTCGTTTTCACAACCAGGATATCGGCGCGTACCTCTCCGTATTGCGCCCATTGATGTTCAACTGTTCCGTGGTTGGCCAGCGCGTTCTGCATTGCAGCTTCAAGATTGGTATCAATATCGCTGGTCAAGCGGTCGCCGTCGGCCGAGTTAAGGAAATCGTCTGCGATTTCACCCAGATAATCATCAGCATTATCGTTAGACATTCCCCTGATCCAGTCGGTATAGCCGGACTCGTTACCCGTTCTGTCAACCAGCTGCGCGCGATACCAGAATTCCTGCCCGGCTTTCAGCCCGAGCTGGGTATATTCAGCAGATGGATAAGGTACGTCCGATAGCAGCAACGGATCGGAAAAGTCGCTGTTGGCCGTGTACTGGATTTCTGTTTTGAGGGTATCGCCGGTGTTTCCCGGGAACCCCCAGTTCAGACGAATACCCCAGTTGATGGCCGTAGCCATAAAGCCCACTGGCTTGGGCGGATTGCCCACTTTGCCGGTCAACGTCTTCTCTTCTGAATATCCCCACCCGGAAGAAATTTCCGCTGCGTTGATAGCTCGCACGCGCACCAGGTACCGTCCGGCGTAGATGCCGGAAACGTCAAAGGTAGTGGTTGAGCTGCGAGGCACGTTAACCCAGTTCCCGTCGTTGCGGCGCCACTGCGCCTCATAGGCGATGGCATTTTGTGCCTGGTCCCAGCTTACGCGCATGGTTTCGACGCTGATATTTTGCTGAATCACCGAAAACGAGCTGATCGCGATGTTGACTGGCGGCGACTGATTACTTGGAGGGATGACACTTACCGGCCGCTGATCTATAACGGCACCTGTATCGATACGGGCATATTTATCCGGATCGTGATTTGCCCCCGTGATGGTATATGTCCCGTCATTGTTATCGGTGACACTAATTACCCTGTACTGCTGCGCATAGAGTTCATCAGATTCAATAACCCATACAGACTCAGCCTGCGGATGTTCACTAAAGGCAGTTGTCACGGTAACCATTTCGCCGGACAGGGACTGAATCGTCCGGGATTGGGTAATGCCCGATGGCAGGTTTACCATTATCCTGTCACCGGCCTTAGCACTTGGCACCCGGTCAAGTTTGAGTACACGACCATTAACCGCGGATAATCGACCACCTAAATCTCTCCCTGAAAGATTTCGGTCAGAAACAGCAATTATGTAGCCCGGCTGAGGAATATTGCCGTCCAGACCAACGTCAAACGTTACAACCCTGTCTTTATTGTTGGTCAGGATCCCCCAGCGCCCTTTCCTGTTTGCCTCAGACTGTCGGGTGCACCCGATGGCGGTGATCTCAAGCTGGTTGAAACCATAGCGCGCCACCAGCGCCTGCTCGAAGACGGGCTCCATTGCATCAGCATAGCCATTTGCCGGATCAGACCAGGATACAAGAGCGTTTGTGTAGCGACTTTTGGTTGTGCTGCTGGAATATACGAATTTGCCGTCGACAACGTTAGCATGCGTGTAGGTAAAATCGACATCTCTGGGCATGTCCGCAAGGGCAACAATCTGATCGTCTCCCCAGTAGGTCATGCCTCGAAAAATGGCGGCGAAGTCACGCAGGACGGTGTAAGCGTCATTTCGATCCTGAATGTATACGTTGCAGGTGTAACGAGGTTCAGTTCCGCTACCACCCTTACCATCCGGTACCGGTTGATCACAATATTGAGCGACCTGATAAAGCGTCCATTTGTCGATATTGGCTGCCGTTAGCCGATTACCAAGGCCGAAGCGGTCAGTGACCACCAGATCGTAAAATATCCACGCAGGGTTATCTGTCCATGCCCACTTAAAAGCGCCCGTCCAGATGCCGCTGTACGTTCGTGTTTCGGGGTCATAGTTATTGGGCACACGAATAACACGCCCGCGGGGCTCGCAGGAAATTTGCGGAATTGAGCCATTGAACTGGCTCGAGTTAAATTCGATGTACAGAAGCGCGGTATTCGGATAACGCAGTTTCGCGTCGATTACTTCCGTAAAGCTTTGCAGCGTCATCGTGTCGCCAATCTTCGCGCTATTGGCATCGGCTGTAATCTTGCGCAGCCTGATGGTCCAGGTGCTGCCCGCCTGAGGTAAATCAATACGGTGGCTGCGTTCATAGCCCGAGGTGGTTTTCCCGGTCACGCTGGTATTTAGCACCGTCTGCCAGGTACCGCCATCTGTCTGCAGGTCAATTGCGTAGTTGACCGAATAGCCAACCAGATCGCCATCATCCTCCTGTTTGAAGAGAGAAGGCCATTTTAGACGCAGGCGAACAGCTGAAAGCTGCGTGTTGGTGAACGTGCGCGTCCACGCTATAGAGCTGGAAACTTCGGAACCTACATTGATTTCATTTTCGGTACCCGGGATCCCTTGAATGTATTTTTGCGCCTGAGTTCCAGAACGAAACTCCCACGCCACACCGCTGAAGTTCTGTGAACCATCTGCGTTCTCAAGTGCGGTGCCATCGAGATAAATATCGCGCGCAGTAAGGCCACCAGCAAACTCCCCCTCTCCCAGCGCGAGAAGGATTTTTGCCTTGGCTACTGACTGCAGATCGTCTGGCTGTTCTGTAGGAGTTCTTGAGCTTGAACTGCCGCCCTTGCGGCCTTTAATAGCAGTTGCTATAGCCATATTGCGCCCATAAAAAAAGCCACCCAGAGGTGGCTTATTGAAATGTGTTTAATCTAGTAGAATTCAACTTTCGTATTCGCTGTCATTAGTACTGGCTTCGGCACAGGATTCCCTGCGCTCTGCATTGTTACTTTACATATTTCAGGAACAAGCTTTTCGCTATAATGACAAGTATTCGTTGCTGTATAACCGTCCGAGTAAACTGATGTGTTTATAATTTTATAATCAAGAGGCTTCCTGTCTTTATCAACATAAGATATTTCGTTTTTAGAGAGGACCTTTCCAGAACCATAAAACTCAGAACGTATCAAATTAGAATTATCATCATAAAAATGCTCAGATATTTTCTTACCTAAATAATAGGTATTTTTAATTAAGCCATTCGAGTAAAGACTATATCGCAACTCGTCACCATTTTCATTTTTACTCAAAATATTACATTTTTCATCGAGCTGTATAGAGAAAGGCTTACCATCTCTCTGGCCAACAAGACTTCCATTGCTATTTTTTAGATTTGTTTCATGACCAGACGAAACGTTATCAAGATCTAAGCTTTCGACACAACCATTCTTAGCTAGTCTGATGGCAATTTTATAAGTGACCTTACCATTTTCTTCAACATCAGTATCTAATGATTTGACAGCTCCTTTAACTGGATTGAAATCAAACATAGTAGATAAATTATAGAGGAGAGGTATGTAATGGTTATCAGCTAAAGCCATGCCTGAAAATAAGGAAGTACAAAGGAAAAGAGTAGATATTTTTTTCATTTTTGAATCTAAGCTCAGGTTACCCCAAATTAAGTAAGCCCATTACAGCATGCTTACTGCTGATCTTCAACATAGATACCGGCGGAGATGATCGCTCCACCGATGCGGCGTTTGCCGTAAAGGAGCGGCACAGGATTACCCTGGGCTGTCGTATTGGTTACTCCACCAAATGCGTAGCTGGCCTTATTGTCTGCCGATTGCTTGCTGGCTAGTCCTGTTGTCTGTGGAGAAAGCATTTGAACGACACCGCCAAGGGCCATCGCAGCGCCAAATTGCATTAGAGGAACGCCGACAGCACCACCGCCAAAGTATGACGCCACAGCACCAACTGCGACCAAAGCCACGCCTAAGATGGTCTGGAATACTCCACCACGTTTACTCCCGAGGATAACCGGCGCAATACGGATGTCAGCTGTACTCTGATCCATAGAGAGCTCATCATCGTTCAGGTTACGCTTACCGCTGAAAACAGCGTAGGTTAGGCCGCGCTGCTTGCTGGTATTCAAAAAACGCTCAAAGCCTGGCACGATAACGCACAATGCGCGGATGGCTTCTTTTGGTGAGGCTACCGAAAGTTGGAATTCGCGGCCAAACGTAGTACCCAAAACACCATATAGACGAACAGTACGGACGGATTCGCACATTATCCCTCCTGCATGATTAGGCTTTTATGCCTGACAATTTTCATGGTTCTCTCCATCCAGTAACCTCCATATGGCACACGTTGACTGAGGTGACCATAAAGATGATGGAGAAGCATGTTCCCCTCCAGCAAGATCCCTGAATGGTTCCACTTATTCGATTCCACCTGCATGATGATCAAATCGCCCGGCATTGGTGATCCACTGAATTCTCGGAACCCACATTCGTACCAGCAATCCTGATAGAAATTATCCGGATAGGAGTCCTCCCACCACGGATAATCAACACGGTAATCCTGAAGTTCGACATCATGCTCCTGCCGGAAATAGCTCATCACCAGCCCCCAACAGTCGTAATGTCCGAGCACAAACGTTCGCCCGAGCAGCGGCAATTCTCCGCGGGGAGTAATGGTACGAAAGTCTCCTTCCGGCCAACTGACAATATGCCAGGGCAGCAACGTTGCATCGCATTGAGCCTTGTCCAGTTCGCTTGGTTGGGTTGTCGCGTCAGGGTGACTATGTACGATTCCCGTTATCGTCCCCCAGTCTTCAGCAGCAGCGTAGTCCTCTGGCGAAAGGTGAAACTGTTCCGTTGGTTCGGCAGCCAGGTTACGGCATGGGAAATAGCGTTCAACCCGGCTTTTCTGCGCTATCACGCCACAACATTCGCGGGGATATTCTTTCGCAGCATGCGCCAGGATGTCCTGAATTGTTTTCTGACGCATGTTAACTCCTGATCAAAGATGTTCCCGGAAAACCACCGAAAGGAAGTTCATTGTGTTCACCAAACCGAAGCTTGCAGGCGGTGAGCGTGCCGTTGCATTCATCCAATGAGGGATCGCTTACCGGATTGTTGTTTTTGTCGAAGTAAAGCGTGCCGGCATAATCACACCCATCGCCGGTGCGGTACTTGTTCCGGATGCACCATGTGCAAAGGGAATGCAACTGTCTGGTCGGGATCATCAACCCCTGCAGATCCATCGGGCTGGTAAGAACAAACTCGATACTTTCACCAGGCAGTTCGCTATTTTTACCGTCGATATAGAAAACCCGCTTTCTCACCTGCAAGGGATCTGCTGTTGGATTTCCATCCGGGAAATTGCGCGCATCAAGGTAATGCGCAAAAGTGTCATGAATCGTAACTTTGGCCTGCAGCATATCGTCATAGGCCAGACAGAGCGCAGTGATAGAGCTGTCAATGTTGGCAACGGTGAGCGTCGGCTGGGCGCTACTGCCATCGGTTGACGCTTCCAGTCCCTCGAGCTTATATGGCCAGGCACCATACTCTTCGCCCTGCCACCAGATACTCTTCGCCTTTAACTTTGATTCGTCGCCACCAGCAGCCGAAATTTCTTCTTCAGTATGCGGGAGGTTATAAGCGTGAAAGCGCAGAACGTCGTCCAGACCAAACACAGAACCGTCTACCTCAAGAAGACGTATTTTTTCACCAGGTTCGAGGCGTTGATAATCTTCAGTAATCATGGTGCGTATGCCTGTTTGAAGCTTGCTTTTATGGTCATCACTTTGCTGGATAGCGGCTGGGCTTTAATGGAATCAGCTTCAATCCGGTATAAACCGGTTTCGCCAACAGGAGACGTCCAGATAAAGGATTTTGTGATGTGCTTGCGGCAAAAACTCAGCGCATCGAGCATCTCTGCTTTTTTTCCCGTTAAGGTCATCGGCCATGACTGTTTTTCAGGATTGATCCCTTCACCGGCGATCTGTTCAAAGCCGTCGCCAAAGGATGCAGAGCGTGTTGCGTAAGTGAACTCCCCTTCCATGCCCGCCTGAATCTGGGTTCGCCAGTTAAATATTTCGATCGCCATGTTTCCCCCGGGCATAAAAAAACCCGCCGAAGCGGGTTAAGTAGATACTTCAGCTCAAAGGTATCTTTTCTTTAAATCTTCAAGCCTGCTGTTTTCTTGCTCTGTAAAGCCAGAAGCATCAAACATCGCTTCTTTATTTGCACCATTTACTCTCGTTACTGTAACTGTGAAGACCGCATCAGCTGGAGCATCAACCTGCCCCCATTCAGAAAACTTATTCGGAGCCAATGCCCAAGTAGCTTCTTCCCCCGGTTCAAGCCCGCCAGCAATTTCGTAGTTAAAATCTTTTTCCAGCCATGGAACTGAACGTCCATCGCTGGCTATCACTCCATTGAAGTACACACGGGAAATAGCTTTATCAGTATTGTTTTTCACAACAAGGCGAATAATAGGTTGTGGCTTCCCATACTCTTCAGGTTCCAGGCTAAATCGAGATGATAGAACCTGTACTTTTTTGAGTTCTTCTTTGGCCTTCTCAGAGTCAGCTTTTTTCTGTTCAAGCTCTTTGATTTCCTGAATTGCCTGCTCTTTCTGCTTAAGTTCCCTCTCGGCAGTGACTTGCTGAGCATAAGAGATGATTTCCTCGCCAGTTTTGCCAGACAGCGGCTCGCGCATCTTCTTGCTTAGATCTTCTTTGTCACTTTCTGACGATGCTCGCATTAGGTCAGCCATATTAATGTTACTGAACGCTACGACCTTTAAAGCGCTATCAAATTCCTCCCGTTTATTTTCCGGCAGAGATTCTCTGACCTTGGCTATAGATGATTTCATTGCGTCATCAGTTGATGAGTCAATTTTAGGTTTATCGCACCCGGCTAATAAGAAGGAAAGAAATAACACACCTACAATTTTTTTCATGTCCCTATTCCATCAGTAAAAATTGAGATTAATCCTATCAGGAATTGGCATAACGGCAAAATCTTCGGAGGTACCTTATCTTGATTTCGTTGCATTCCAGATGAGACCTCCAGGCTGGAGCTGTTTGGCTATACCTGCGCGTACTGACTGATCAATGGTCTGCTTGTAAGCCCGAGAAATAGCGTCACTGTCACCAGAAGCCTGCTGCTGAGTGTTCTGGTTATGAACGATCACGGACGTTTGAACGGTTACGCCGCCAGTTGCCGAAGATTGCAGCCCATACATCGGGGCGCGGCCAACATAACCGCCGTTTGCATACCCCTGAGCTCCACGCATAAGCGCATACAGATTGCCGACACCCAGTGCACGGGTCGCTTCCTTCGTAAACACAAACTCACCGCCGTGTACAACGCCTTTCGGTTGGTATTTACCGCCATCTCCCGTGTAGCCGCCTCCATCAAAACCAGGGACCAATCCACCACCTGAAAAACCAAAGAACGCGCCGATACCGGTTCCACCAAACGCTGACTTCATTCCATTAACTAAAGCCAGTTGCGTCAGCATCTGGGCGATGCCCTTGAGGAAAGTAGAAAGGAAATCTGAGAAGTTAGATTTACCTGTGGTGAAGAAATCAGTCAGGGTGCTGGCCATGCCGGTGAACGCGTTGCTGGTAACCGTCTGCACCTGGGAGTAAACATTTGTCGCGCTGTCTTCAAACTCCGCCCAGCCCTTTTTCGCGCCTGTCAGCCAGTCACCCCGCAGCTGATCTTCAGCATCATAGTAATCATTAGCTGCCTTAAGCTGTTTCTGATATCCCTCTTCATCCAGCGAACCACCAGTATTTTTCCAGCCGGCGGCGAGCTGACTTTTTGCCAGCTCTCGCTGCGCCTGGCGGTCACTCATCCCCGCGCCACCCAGTAATGCGGCCTGTTTCTCAGCCATCTGCGTGACGTATTTCTGCGAGGTATCCATGCGCTTGTTCAGCAGTTCCTGCGCGGAAATCTGATCACCCAACAGGGCTTTCTGCCGCGCTAACTGCAGCACCTGGTCTTTACTCGCGAGCAGAGATTGCTCCTGCTTTGTCAGCGAGCGAGATCGGGAGGCCTCTTCCAGCACCTGAAATTTCGCTTCCGTAGTCCAAAGGTCTTTGCGCTGTTGGCTGATAGTGTCGTTCAGCCCTTTATGCTGCTGCAGCGCGCGTAACTGTGCCTGAAGCGCCAGCAGCTCGGCCTGGGCAGCATCCGTGCTGCGATCGCCAGCCGATAAAGTGCCCTGCTTTCCGGTTTGCGTCTTTTTACCAAAAGAAGCGACTCCTTCACGATCCTTCTGGGTGGTTGCGGTACTTATCTTTCTGGTCGTATCGAGGTATTTACCTGCACTGATATCAGCGGCATCCCAGTCTTTTTTCAGCTGAGAGACGCTGTCGCCATAAGCGCCGGCCATTTGTTCGTTGTAGTCCTGCCATCCCTGCAAAGTATCCGTTTTCGCCCAGTCAGGAATGAGATTAATCGCAGCAGCGATAGAGGAAGAAATGATCTGGTTCAGTTTCTGGAAAACTATCGCAACGCTGTAATAAATTGCGTTGAATTCCTTCAGTGTGTTTGATGCCAGCTCAGCTACCCACTGACCGATATTCTGCATGGCCTCAGACGCCCAGTCTTTGATATCCAGCCACAGGCGACCAAACGGTGTCAGCGAGTCATAAGCCTGTTCTCCGCGTTCTGCCATCGTATCACCAAACAGGTCCATAGCCTGTGTAACGGCCGCGGTCTGGTCCTTCTGTTTCACCAGCTCATCAATATGCTTAAGCTGCGAAACAGTCAGGAAGTTGTATTGTTCGTTTAGACTCTGGAGGGCTCTAACCGGATCCTTTTCAATATCCTGATAGGCCTTGATGATGTCCTGCGCCGAAACAATACCGGTTTGAACTGCAAGTGCAGTAGAGCTCGCCGCTTTTTCAAGCTGCTGCTGTGTGAGCGAACCCATGCTAATCAGTTCAGTCATCAGACTCTGAATGGTTTCTACAGTAGCGCCAGTAGAGGCAGCAATCGACTGAGAGGAAGCCATAACCTGGAGCGCTGTAGTGCCAGCAATATTGCCTGTCCTGATAATGGCCTTGTTAATTTCGTCGTAGGCTGTGAAGTAGTCCGCTCCCGCTTTTGCAGCAATCAGAACAGCACCTGCCAGACCACCAATGGCCACTCGGGCAGGAGTCACCATCGACAACATCGCTTTCAGAGCATTGCCTACACCGCCAAACGAATCGCGCAGCTGGCCGCCCTGCTGAATGGCTACCATATAAACCGGCATACCGGACGCTAATGAAGTTACGATGTCGGTCATTTGCATTGGAAGATAACGCATCGCGTTGTGGTATTGCCCCGCGCTGATCGCTCCTGACTTCCACGCTTCTTCCTGCTCTTTCAGTCGGGCGATCATCGGTGCAGCACGATCGGACACGCCAAGTTGGGCTGCTTTTAGCTCAAACAGTTCTGCGCGCGTTTTCCCGATTGCTGTGACCTGCTCTTCCAGCGAATCGATAAAGGTTTTGCCCGCTGCAGCTGCGCGCTGCGCTGCCTGTGCCTGTTCAATGCGAGCCCGCCCCTCTGCGGTCTCAGACTCCATGACCTGCGCCAGTTTAGCTCGGGTCGTCTCAAGCACGCTGTTGTAGCGAGTAAAGTCTTCATCCCCTACCAGCCCTTTGCCGCGAAACTTCGCCAGGCTCTCCTGGATCGTGTCCAGTTCATCCAGCGCCTTGTTTACGGGGCTGATTTTATTCAGTAGGTTCTGCAGTTCCTGCCGCTGTTGCTTGAGGCTTTCGCTGTTTTTCTTCTGGTTATCGATACCGGTGCGGAACGTACTATTCAGGTCATCCGCTTTACCTGCCGCAGCGGACGCGGTCTCCTGAAAGCGATCCAATGCCTGGTTACCACGCTCCAGCTCACTGGTATTTACACGCAGGGAAATAGTGGCGATGTCGTTACTCATTCCGCTCTCTCTTTATGCATAATTTTTAGCGCAGCACTTTCCATCACCCGGATATCCGAAAGCGCGGTTGCCTCGTCGTCGACGTTGTGCAGACGCATCACCCAGGGCAAAACGTTATAGTCGAGCCCGGACGTGCCGCCCATTCCCGTTCGCCATTGCGTGCTAACAGCCCGAAACACCAGGAATGAAGGCCAGATATCGGGCCAGACATCTACGATATTATCGTCATAGTCATCCGGCGTAAGCCCGTAAGGCGCCAGGTCTGCCGCTGTGGGCTCAGGCGTATAGAACGCAGAGGCAACCGCTATCAGTTTTTTTCACGCTGCCCCATCAGCTCGCGGTAGTAGGTTTCCGGGATTGCCTTGATTGCCGCCGGATAGTTTTCCAGCAGCACCGACAGGTTTTCCACGTTGAATGCGTCGGGAAGTGCCCAGCCAGCAATGATTTCCATCAGAAAATCAGTGGCGGTTTTACCTTCGAGTTTTTCGAGGTCAGCCAGTTCTTTAAGTGGCTTGTGGTTGAACGTGAACGTCAGCACGCCATCCTCATCGCCAGCGCGGGGGATCGAGACATTGGCCTTGAATGTAGGTTTGGGCTGAAGGGTGAATTTGGTCGCCATCGATACCTCTTAACGAAAAAAAGCCTCCGTTATGGGAGGCATGGAATAGTGAAAGCTCTGACGGGTCAGGCGGCAGCGTCAGTCACCTTGTAGAACGTCATCGCCGGTGACTGCAGGTTCAGCACCACACTCACTGTCTCTACCTCGTTAACCGCAGTAGTTGGCGTATCGTCAAAGGACGCCGTGGCCGCCCAGTAACGGTTTTCCTTCGCCTTCGGCACGTACATGTAAGCCGCAACCGTCTCTTCGTCTTCATCCAGTTGGCGCAGCAACGGATATACCGGGAGAGTTGAGTCGTGAGCGATCGAGTAGGTCTGAGAGACTGCGGATTTATAGGTATTCAGGTTTCGCTGGCGGTCGTCGCTCAGGAACTGAATCTGTGTGGTGTTCTGATCGCCACCAGATTTCGACACCTCAGTTATTTGCGGCAGCTCGGTCCATTCAAGCACCTTGCGGATCGAGCCGGTACCGCCACCAGCGGCATATTTGTTTTTGTTGGTGGTATTGATATTGCGAAGGGTTACGGCGCTTTCGGCAATCGCATCAATTTTTGCAATGACGTTATCAACACCGGACCAGTTGCAGTTCACATGAACAATATCACCCACCTTGAGTGCGTCCGCTTCACTCACGGTGATCATCATATTTTCGGCGTTCGTCGCCCCGGTGAAAGTAATGGCTGGGCCATAACCCGATGCCAGATAGACGTGAGCGCCGTTAGGCAATGCAAAGCCCATATTGGTTACTCCTTTGGAAACGGGAAAACCGGCAAAGAGCCGGTCAGGTTTAGTAGGTTGTGAGGATTAGCTGGAGATATCAGCTCGATAATTGAGACTAACGGGAACGGTATAAGAGACTGATGTAGTGATACCGCGGAAAACACCAGGCGTTTGATCTATCCAGCATGTAAAACCCCTGCCTTCAATCTCCTGCCCCTCGGGGAACAATTCAGCCACGCGGTCAGCCAGAGCCACAACATCGGTACGGCCAGTGCCGACAGGGGCCACAACGTTAATCTGGTATACACCTGAATAAATGCGGCAGCGCAAACCAAGGTCCAGCGTACGCGGTGTAGCGGGCATGTCATGGACAGCAAGATAGAGCCCATCAGATGGCGGTGTGAAAGGCACGTTTTCCCAGGCAACTGGGATCCCTTCAGCATCAGCCCACTCGCCGAGCCTTGCGGCCAGCGCCGCCGCAATATCGGGAATCATTTAGTCACCTCCCTTACTGCTTCTTCAAAAAATCGCTGAAACTCAGCAGCAGTAATGCGCACCATCCCACCCGGAGCCTGGGAAGAGTGCCCCATCTCCAGTCGATACGCGTAAGGGACGTTGTTGCAGAAATAAATAGCCTTCATCCCGACTTTGAACAGCGACAGCGTGTAATTCCCTGCGGCTTTTGTCAGATTTCCGGTTTTATCTACACGACCCGTTTCATCTGTGGTCGGTGTATCAAAAGACACCTGCCAGTTGCCCCGAAACCGTCCACCGGTATATCCCGGCGGCGCTTTGATATCCATCCCATCCACCAGTCGAGCCTTCTTCTTAAGTCGTCCGGTTTTAGTCAGGTTTGCAGGGTCCGCTTTTTGCGCTTCGTTATGGGCGTATACCGCCTGATTGTAAGAAGCTGCCGTCTGGTTGATGCCCCAGAGTTCGGGGTTGCCGACAGGTGACATCATCACCAGTTGATTAAGGATCCGAATGCCGACCGCTCGTACGACCGCTTCCTGATTCGCTTTGGCTTTGTCCACAAACGCGGTGATGGCAGCCGTGAACGCCTTGTTATCGCTCATGCTATGCCCTCAACTGAGATTTGTAGCAGAGCACCACACCACCCGGTTTCACCGGATTAGGCTTAACCACGCGATGCCTTACGCCGTCCATGTCGATAAGATCGCCTGTTTTAATTTCCTTCTCAGCGGTGAAGACAATCCGAACATCGCCGTTTTCAATGACGGTTCCATCAATTTCGCCTGGCGCGTATTCCGTCTTCACTCCTGTGGCGGTGAACTGGATATCATCGGAACGATGCTCCACACCACCGATGACGATTAACGAGCCCTTACGCGTGACGTTGTATGCAATGCCGTTCTGCTTGAGCATACGAGTCGTTGTCGCCTGCATTCGCTGATAATTGATGGCCATTACGCACGCTCCGCGAAAGCATTGATTGCATATCCACGCCCACCAGCCAGGTCGCCGAGAATAGCCATTACCGCCGGGTAGGATGGTGTGAACACCTCACCATCGGCAACCGCATAGGTCATGGTTACGGCGCCTTCGACACGTTCGGTTTTCACAGCGGCTTCGCGCACGCTGGAGAGTAAATCGCCGTCGATTGCCTCTACCGCCAGCATGCACTGCGCGGTTATAACCTGCCGTGGTACTTCATCCGGCGGGAAATCATGTTCATCCAGAACGACATTCACGCGAGGCCATGCCAGCGGCTGTCGAGGGTCTGCTTTGGAACCTACCCAATCAAGCCCTTCCAGATAGTCCATCGCCTTAATCAGTAACGGCGCGAGCTTTTCAGGCAGCTCAATCCCTCTCAGCCCGGCAAATGACGCCAGTTCATCTTCGCTGGCGTAACTGTTAACGTCAGCGGCGGTGATATCAGTATTAATCATCTGAGCATCCGTTGAATGGGGCTTACGCCCCATCAGTTAGCCTGCAGCAGGCGCGGTGAAGGTGATTTCCTCACTCGATTTAGCAATACCATCAACGGTACCAGTGACTGTGAAAGTACCTGCTGTATCAGAGGTAAGTTTGACCGTCGCCCCACCAGCAGAACCGGTCTGAGAACTGGCAGTGCTGAGCGTGCCGCCGGTTGAATTCCAGGCAACAGTTTTGCCGGAAACACCTGCGCCGTTTAGCGCGTACTTAAGGGAAATGGTGACCGCATCGGTGCTGTCAACGGTTGCGGAGGTTTTATCCGCTGACAGCGTTACTCCCCCGCTGCGGATCCCAGTTTGATCAGCACGCCTGCCGTTGATTTGTTGCTGGTGAAGTGCTTCTTCCAGTTACCTGCAGTGCCGATTTTGGTCAGGTCCGGGTTGTCGCCTTTGGAGGTATCCCAGCTGTAACCCAGCAAATCGACATTCACCACGCCTTCAGCACGGTAGCCGATTGCCAGGTTTTCCTGATCGTTGATGTCGTATGAACGGAACCCCGGAGCCTGAGACTCAGTTACAGTCACTGCCCCGGCCACCAGCCCAAGGATCGCATCAGCGTCCATGGTATCGGTAACCAGCACCGGTTTACCCAGGGTGCCCGGCTGTCCGCCGTAAACCACTATGCCCGCTTCTTCGTAGATTTTGTTGGCGATCGCCTCATCCACGATGTCGAAGTAGGTAGCGGAGTGCATAACGAAGAGCACGACACGGTTGAACTTGTCGCCGTACTTACGCAGGCCACGTGTCAGGGTCTTCTTACCGTCGGTCTCAATGTCGGCAGTGACCACCATATCCGCGTTGGCGCCAATTGCTGCCGTCAGGGCCTTCAAGCCGTATTTCACGTAGCCTTCCAGCGTAGCGTCAGCCACATCAGTGCCGATCACTTCTGAGAACTCATCAACCGAGCGGCCGCGGCGTTTGAACGCTTCTTCAGTAGTTTCGTATGGACCGTATTTCCACGGTGCTTTGACGGATACGGCTTCACCGGCGCCAATCTTCTTACCCGTCACTTTATCGGTGGAGTTAACGTCACGCGATTCGATTGAGCCGCCCACTTTGTAGAAGGCTCGCTTGCGGAAATCGCCTTCAATCAGCTCGTTATCCAGCAGGATCGCACCGTTGGAGGACGCGTTGAAAATAGCCAGGTTGTCCTGACGGCGCTCGAGAAAAGCGGTCTGCGCCAGGTCGTCATAAATGATCAGGTCACTATTAACAGTGGTAGACATGGGTTAATCCCTTATTTTGGAAGTTTGAGGAAGGCCTGCTGGCCATGCTTGCGGATGTAGTCCGCTTTGTCGCTGGCGCTCATTTCGGAACGTTTCAGGCTGCCACCACCGTTTGGTTTATGTCCGCCCGCGCCGGTGCCTTCTGCGCGTGGGAACAGATGCGGAGCCGTCTCCTTAAGAGACTCCGCCCACTCAAGCGGGCTTAGTGGAGTTTTGCCGTCTTTACCGAACAGAACGTCGCCATTTGCATCAACTGCTACGGCCTCGCCTTCGTCGTTGAGCTGGAATGTGCCTTTGGCACGCAGAATCAGATCGTCAGATGCTTCCGGCAGCGCACCAGCTTTTGAAGCTGCTGCACGGATTGCATCGCCCAGAACTCGATCCCGAAATTTGTTGGAGAACGCTTCGGCTTTGTCGGCGCGTTCATTTGCGGCTTTGATTTGCTTATCGACGTCAGCACGCAGACGCTCGGTGCGCTTATCGAGCACCTCATCGATTTTTCCGGCGGCAATCAGCTTTGCCTCTTCGTCGTCGGAAAAACGCTGGAGGATCCCGCGCACTGCATCAGGATCGATACCATCAAAGCGAGACAGGTGTTCTTTTTGCTGCTTAATGGTACCCAGCAGCTCAGAGTTTTTCGATTTCAGGCCAGTGACTTCGTTGGTCACGCGCTCATCAATCAGCTTCTGGATTTCTGGGGTGATTTCGATACCACCGCCGCCGCTGCCCTCGCCGCCGCTTTCTGGTGCATAGAATTTCAGAAGCATGTTTCGAATTAACATATTTTCCCCTCGGGATTTTGCCGGGCCTCGCCCATAAAAAAGCCCCGGCGGATGCCAGGGCGTGGAGTAAGGTGTGATTGTTAGTTGTCTGTGCCAGAGAGCTGCTTCAGACGTTCCAAGCTGATCCATTCGCCTCTGTCAGTGAACATATCAGCCAGGTCGATTTCACCCGCGCGGAACAATCGGCCACGCTCGGCACCCAGAACCTGATCCTGGCGTTGTGCCGGCTGGCGCGCGAGCCATTCCAGATACGAGGTTTTCCCCGGTACCTGTCCATCCATGCTGGCACGACTTCCCTCGTCCATCTCATCGATATCGATGCCAAGTTCGCGCCACGACTTGAGGATTAGGGTTTCGGTAGAACGACAGCAAAAATGAATTTTCCCGGGTCCCTGCAGGTAAGGCACCTTATGCCCGACCGGTTTGTTATCCAGGGTGTAACGCAGCAGGTCACGAATAATGCAGTCGTGGCTGGTTTTATTGTCCAGCGTAGACAGCCACTGTTTGCCTTTCACGATATCGCTGTTGGCACTGGTGAAGCTGTTGCGCGCTGTGGCAGCCAGATGATTCACAGCTGTTTTAGCGATGCTGGCGGCGTTTGCCCTGCTCATCTGCAGCGCCCCGTCGCGATAGTCTTTGTTGGCATGGCCACGAACATTGCGCGCGATAGTTTCTACCGTGTCGCCAGCAAGATAACCCCTGCGGACGGCGTTCACGATACGCGCCAGCCTGTCCGATTCCAGATTCTCCGCCCACTCACTCAGCAGCCGACCCTGAAAGGGTTGCGCCATCGCCGCGGCATACACCATATCGGCGGTGATGCCCTGCAACGGATAGTGAGACAAGACCTGTGATGGCAGAAGGGAATCGAACAGGCTCAGCTGATAACTGGCTTCGTTCTTTGCCAGTGCCACCAGCTCACTCTCGAGCCCTGCCTGCATGGTGGCTACGGCCTGATGGTTAAGCTCACGCACGCTGCCCAGTAAACTCTGCAGACGGCTAACGGTGAAGCTCTCAGGAGGCAATCTGTCCAGCGCATCCAGTAGACGTGCCGACAAGTCAGCATCCGTCTCGTTAAGCAACTTCACCATCCGGTTTGCCACGCCCGTAGCGTAGCGGCTTAACCAGATGGAATGTGCGATCGACTCATCGCTCAGGCGTTCGTTGACGGTTGGCATCTCAACCTCCCGTCAACGTTGGTGCCTGATTGCGAATTGCATCAATCACTTCATCCGGGCTGTCCGCCGGGTCAATGAGATCGAGCTTCTGCAGCGCGCGAATCATATCGCTATCGCGAAGCGCACCGGACTGCCAGGCGTTAACGATCGCCGTCACCATGCCCGACTCAGCAACCTTCGCAATGAATTCCTGATTGATGGTGTAACTCGTCGTTTCGCCCTTGATGCCGAGGTATTTCGCACACCAGCCAAGCGCCAGCGTATAGGCTTCAGAAACGTTTGAAACGCAGATACCGAGCACCGATGTTGAGGATGTTTGCTCACCGCTCGCCTGGGTTGCTGTCTTCGCCGTGGCGTTCTGTTCAATCAGCCGCGCGCCCAGCTGCACCATGTAATCGCGCTTGCTGTCCATGGCCTCTTTAGCAAGCATGTTTGGCTGCGCCTGGGCATAGCCAAACGAGCCCTCCCTGGGAAGTAAAAGCGGTGATCGGGAACCAATTTTCACGCCCTTCTTCTCGAGGTGATCGCGCCAGTTGGTATCAAGACCGGTCATATACGGCTGCACCTGGCCACAGAACCATACGCTGTCTTCATAGTCAGCGCTGTTTCGGTAATGACCATGATTTATCTCCACCAGCGCAGCGAGCGGTGAATCATCGATAGTGGGATCGTTGTTCTGAGCACCGACAAAGGTGAACGGGATTTCGTCCCAGTAGTCCTTTCCTTTCGGCTTCGGTTGATATTCGCTGCTGACGGTATAGGCTCCGCTTGCGGTGCCACCAGCCCGGCGCCATACGCGACATATGAACCGCCCTTCTTCCAGCGCCAGTTCGCGGTACTGGATTTCATCCTTGTAAGCGTAACCATCCGGCTCTTCTACGCATTCACGCAGGACCACCAGCACCAGCTGATCGCGCCCGTTAATACGCTTTGTTCGCCAGTTGATAATGTTCTCTGCCAGATAGCGGAGAATGATCGCCTCATCGGAGGCTTCTGCATAGTCGACATAAAGCCCCTCTCGCGCGACCTCCAGCACGTTCTCAGCCACCAGCTGTGACTGCTGATAGATGCTGGTACCGGCCCCGTCAGCATTGTCCAGCAGGTATTTCAGCTTCTCAGGACCATTAAAGGTAGGATCCTTTCGATATGCCATGCCAAGCATGCCGATTTTCGTGTTGCCGGCAATGGAGTAGAACACCGCACGGCTCAGATAGTCCTCATTACGCTTACGGTTGCGCGTGGATTTATCAGTTGGGTCGAGATAAGGCAGGTACTTATTACCCGCAGCCTTTACGGCCTCAGCGCCTTTGCAAAAGTCCCTGTATTTCCGCCAGGCAGCAGAAGCCGCCCGATGTTCTGGTCGAACCCAGGTGATGTCGTCGTTTGCCATATCAGAAAGTGGTGTCCATGGTGATTGAGTATGCCGGTTTCACAATCGGGTAATCCTTCACGATGAAGTACCCACCAGCATCATTGGGGTGATCGTTATCAGCTGATTTGTCCGGTTCGCCATTGGCCGCCCAGATTTGCTGTTCGAGGCTTTCGGTATAAACCGGGCAGCTCTGGACGTTCACCAGATAGCGGCGTTCGCCGTTGGCGTTACAGAACATGGCATTCATCGAGTTGATACGGTCCTTAACCGGCGGGTTGGCATCATCAACAATGACGCTGAATCCGGCATCGTTGAGCTGAGCAATATCGGTCTTGCTGGCGTTCTGCGATTTGCGTGAGTCACCAGAGGCATCCGGATAAATGTAAATCTCCCGGCTTTTAACGTATCGGCCATCCTCGTAGCGCCAGAACTCTTCCTGGATACGCTTAATCATCGCTGGCGTGTCGTAGACCTTCACCAGCTCACGGACCGCGCGCGGCAGGCCATTACGCTTAACGTGAACAATCGCGGCCATTTTTCCAACGTTGAAGTCCATACCGATAAACAGCGGATCCCCGTCCTGAATCTCGTCAGAACAGTTATTCAGCTTGCGGTTAAAGGTGTGGTAAATGGTCCCGCTGTTAAGGTTGGTGAACTTTCCTCGCAGGTATGCCTGAATCAGTTCGTCAGGGTAAGAACTCAGCAGCGACGGGATGTAATCAGGCGGTAGATTCTTCGCATTGTCGAACGTGCTGGCCTGAATCAGTCCATAGAGCGCCGCAAGCTCTGGCTTTTCACGTACCGCCTTCACGAACTGCTGGTAGACGAACTTGAACCCTTCTGGCGTTGTCGTTACATCGATGCCATTACGTAGCCCATCAACCTTGTAACGCATACGGGCGATGATTTTTCGCCAGGCCTGCTGTGCTTTGGCCGCCGCCATGACGTCCAGCTCATCCACCATCGCATTACCGATTTTGAAACCGACTATCGAGCCGGGCTTCTCCATCGAGCGGCAGATGGTTGTCCCGCGGTAGCGCCGCCCCTCGTAGAAGTGAACCTCTTTGTTCCCCTCATTGATTTTGACGCTCAGCCCCCAGTCAAAGGCCACCTCCTCAATCGTTGGGTAGAAGATGTCACGAATTTGCGGGTACGTTGGCGCGAAGTAGCCTTGGTTAATCTTCGGGTGTTCCCACATGCCCTTACAGATGCCGCCACAACCCACCCACGTTTTACCCGAACCGAACCCGGCAACATAGGCTTTGAATTTGTGCTGCATCGCGAGGAAGCGCGCCTGAGGAATGTTAAGTGTCGGGCTGATCCCCATCGTCTGCCCTCGCATCCACTACGTTGATATTGATCTGCACTGGGGTTGGTTCATCGTCCTCACCATCACCGGCCAGCTCTTTACGGAGTTTCTCGACCTCAAGCTGCCGGCGTTCGATTTCAATCTGCTGCAGGCGCTGGGCGAACTCGCTATCGGCCAGGCCCAGGCGCTTCATTACCGCTTCGAACATTCGCTCGCGGCTGATTGCTGTGATTTCGACGCCATTTTTGCCGACCTTTACACCGGAGTAAGCCAGAGCAGCGTCAGGGGAGAGCTTCCTGGTGTCAGCGAAGTAAGGCTGGCCTATTCCGTCACCATTGCAGCGCGGGCAGACAGGGTTAGGCTCACGAGTGTGGTCATATCCATAGCCGCCCACATCAACTGGCTCACGCTTGTCGCGTTCTTTAGCTTCCAGCTGCTTCTCTTTAAACTCCACGGCATCCCGCCACTGGTAGTGATGGCCAAAGCCCCAGCAATAACGACAAGCGCCGCGGCGGTATTGTGAGAGTTGGTTTGCATCGAAGGTGGCGAGCTGCCACATCTGCGCGAGGACTTCATCGGCACTGCCAAGCGTGCGCATAATGGATGCTTTTTGCTGCTGCGCAATAGACTGCGCAACGTTAGGATTCGCTATGAGCTGACGACCATAGTTTGGATCACTATAACCAGCACGTGCAGCGGCGGCAGTAGCGTTGTTGTCCTTCAGGTACTCCGCGACAAATAAGCGCTGCTGAGTTGTAAGTCCATCATCATCCACCAGCTGCTCTGCGCATTTTTCCTTTTGCGCAGTGCGCATTTTTTTATGAGCAGATTTGTAAGCAATTTGCGCAGAAGATTTTTTGATGTATCGGCGGGCAGTCGCATAGTTCAGTCCCTGCGCTTCACACCATTCCTTCGGGGATACGCCGGTTGCGGCATGTTCGGACAGGAACCGTTGCTGAAGCTCGCCCCAGTCCGGTTTTGCCATTGCTTACTCCAATAAAAAAACTGCCCTGAGGCGGTTAAACTTTGTTGAATGCTACGCACTGTATCCAGAGGTTTTCTCGCAGCCTCTGTTTTTCAGCCATTAAGGACTCGAATATTTCACCTGAGGATTGTCCACCATCGCAACTGTAGACTTCACCATACGAATACGCCGGTAAGTGCTCCCATGTGGTTGCATCGTAAGCATTCCGTGAAAAAAACCACTGCTCTTTCTCTTCCATAACCCCTCCATATGACGAGGAGTTATTGTGCATTATCACAGGCACTCAGTGAATGCCTGCTGTAATGCCTGCCAAACTCTCGCAGTGGCTGCGCTCATGCCCTTGAGTTGCTGTCGCTTCATCGCCGCTTATAACCGATGCGCGTATGGCGTACGTGCTGCTTTACCGGAGCATGTTCCCTTATTTATTCTCACATCGGTCTGCTATAACTGCTCGCCATTACGCGACTCGGGGCAGCTTAATGACTGCTGCATTGCCTTTCGGCTACGGACTATCCGCTTTAGTGCTTCATGGGCTTACCCTCATGTGGGGATATCATTGTCGTTATCCCTTATCATGGATATTACCCTAACGATGGATCTCTCCGGGTGGATTGCAATAATATGCTTACCTTGAAAAAAACCATGGAGGTGACATGTTTTCCTTTCTCAATACATTTAAGCGGCTCATAAGTAAGCAGCAGGAAGCTCCAACCACTCAGCCGGAGTATTCAAATGAACAGCTTTTGCAATGGGCCACAGGATGCATGCTAGAGGGTTTACCCGACACGTTTTACGAAGCGAGGATTACCTGTTTTCGGAGCATTGACTATGACGGGCGTACAGCAATTGCGGCTATACATGACTTCAAGTTAACTAGTGAAAGCGAATATATCTCTTTCACTCCACCAGATGGCCTTTACGCCACACACTGCATAGAGAAAATTCTTGCTGGAAAAGACTGGAACCAAGCCACCATAACTTTCACGCCACAAACGACACGATTCATGTGGCAATAAAAAACCGCCCGTAGGCGGTTACAGTTACTACAGTCTGTCTCGATGTTCCTGAAGTCGATCTGTAATGGTGTTTTCAAAACCTGGATCCGCGTTCATTTTCACAATCGATCGATCACCCACCTGATATCTTGCATTGTATTCAGCACGAGTTATTTGGAACTCGGCAACTTGAGAAATTAAATCTGGTGTTGAAATCCCGTGCTGCTGATTGTCGAACACCTTCACGTGGTAAGTGTCGGAGTCAATACTAATTACGTCGTAACGCATTAAGTTTGCATCAGTCTTGCTGTTGATGTAGTAGGTGGTCACATCATAAATCATTGTTATTGTCCTTTTTTAACATGTGAACCTACATCATGGGGGCGGTCGAAATGCGATCAAGACACAAAAACTTTTTTTATGGCTATTTGAGACATTGCTCACTAATGTAATCCTGCAGATAGCCAACCTGCTTCGTTACAGTAACGATTCGCTTTCTGAGGGTGAAATAATCCCGTTCAGCGGAGTCAGTAAGTCTGGGGCCGGAAGCATTGCCCATGCCGCCGGTGCCGGCCGTTCCGTTCGCGGGACATCTGGCGTTGACGTGCAGCCCACACTTGCCAGAGCTAACGCAACGCTGCAGATCTTCAAGCTGAGATTTCGCATCGGCTAATTCCTTTGTGTATTTAGCATCCAGCGCAGCGACATCTCGCTGGCGGGTCTGCATGTCTTTGATGGTGGCGTTCGCCAGGATGAGTTTCTCAGTGGCTATATCGCGCTGGTCTTTATAAGCGATGGCGTTGTCTCGGTAGTGGTTAATCGCCCATGTCATAGAAACCAGCAGGCAGATAACGACAGCGCAGATGATGGCTGTTATTCGACTCATTTCTGGCCCCACTCGCAGACTTCGCGCTCAATCTCCCGGCGCGTTACTCACCCTTTCCACTGTTTGCCTCCAGCATGAGTCCAGCGCCGCAGCAGATCGCATGCGCCTTTCTGGTTCCCATGTCCACCAGCTCATCTGCGCTTTTTTCTTTCTGCGCAGTGCGTGCTATCTTTCGCGGGTAAATTTTTGTATTTTGCGCAGCAGTTTTCTTGATATAGCGGCGAGCAGTTACATAATTAAGGTTATGTGCCTCGCACCATTCCTTAGGGGATATGCCAGTAGCAGCGTGATCAGACAGGAACCGCTTCTGCAGCTCGCCCCAGTCCGGCTTAGCCATTGTTACCTCTAAATTGAATGAATTTTAGACGTCACTGATAGCTTCATTATTTGAAGCAACGACGTATTTTTCTCAAATAAATCTTGAAATGAGGATTTAAGCTCATGAAATATGTATAACTACGATGACGTACAGAAAATCAAGGCCAATCTCGAGTGGATAGTGCATCAAGCCTCTGCACGGACTCATCTGCACACTGAGCATGACCAAATAGTCATTTCTGATCTAATGGAACTCATCCAGACATATGAAGCTCTTCTTGACCTCGTAAGCAAATTTGGTGCTTCTGTCTTAAATTCGGAAATCATTGCTGGTCTAACGATCACAGAGGAATTCATTGCTAAAGTTAAGCGAAATGATGGTGCAATGTGAGCGACCAACACACTGAGTGACGATTGATTTGTGTTTGAAGCTTCAAACTGGTGGATTACAGTTTGAAGCTTGGGTTATTTAATTGCCGTACAGCCGGTTGAAAAGCGCATTTTTCATCGCATCAGAATCAATCGGATCCACGTTTAACCAGGTCAATGTCTCACGATTCTTTTCTGCATTGAAATCAGAAAACACACCATGGATATCACCGTTATCAGGTGAGTAGAGAACAGCAATATTCTGTTCTGGACAGCTGTGTGGTTTACATCCTGACAGAGCAATATACTTTTTGCCCGCAACTGTTACTTCGGTTGATGGCGTGCTCGTACCACCACTTTTTACCCATGCAGGTAATTTGTTTTTACTAATAAGCTGGGAGTAGCTTTTAGACGTACTTTTTGCACTGGCGAAGTCAGAAAGATACTGCCCCTCATCAGCGACAGCATTGAACGAAACTAAAGCCATAGCAGCGATAATCACTTTACCTTTCATGTTAATCCTCATTCCATAAAGACACCTCAACTTTATACCTTTGCAGTCGCCATGTCAGCCCTATGGATAATCAGAGCATTTGAAGTTACTGCCCGGCCCAAATGATTAGGTAAGGATTATCTTAATCACTAGCGCTTATGCTTGTTGATTACTGCCTGGCTGCCAGACTGTTCAGGACTCTGATGCGGAGAATGCCAACTCCAGGGAAACATCGATAAAAAGAGCAAGTAAAACTGAGACTCCGGTTGCCCTCCTGATGAGGGCTTTTTTTGATTTGCCACTTTTAGTTGTTAAATCTCATGTGTTTTCTAAAATTTAAAGGAGGCTTTGCTATGTCAGGTAAAGCCGTCGTTCAGAAATACCCGTGTGCTCAAGGATGAGCCATCCCTAGTTCTTTCTTTCCTGCTCGATCTGCCTTATGCCAGCGAAATTATTGTTGCCCTTTTCAATTACAGCCAGTAGCGGCTTAATCCACAATACTGCCTGGCAGTACGTCATGGAGCTGGTGGCAACGGCACGATCATCGGCTGTGTCAGGTCCATTGGAATCGGTGTGCATGGCGCTGGCACGTAAACGGTGCGCGTATTTGAGCAGCCCACCAGCAATGTCAGCAGGAACAGGCAGATCACAGGTTTTTTCACGGCGGAGAATCTCCCGGTATTCGATTACGGTTTCTTCGGTGCTGGTGTCAATCAGGGAGTTGAGCCTATTGGCATGTTCTGCAACCTGATTGAATCGATTGAAGTTGAATGCCTGGGTAGCGATAACCTGCCCCTGCAGAGAATTGTCACTTCGCAGAACGTCGTTTTCGCTTTGAAGATTACTGGCCTCCGAGCAGCTCCGAACGAGGGCAACCGAAAGGCCAGCAATAATGACAACGCCGATAATACCCGGATTAATTTTCACTGGTCTATCCCCCAGCACGCCAGCGCACTTTCCTGGTCTCGCCGTTCTACCTGACCGTAGCAGCCGTTCTTCTGACCTTTAGTCATGCTGCAATCGCGACCACCGTCTTTAATCCACCAGCGGATTGCCTCGCATGCCCCGCGGCGGTCACCGGCATTAATGCGCTTATAGAACGTGGACGGGAAGCACTTACCCGGCCCGATGTTGTACGGACAGAAAGATGCGATTCCAGCCTTCTGGGGTTCGGTTAGCGGTACCGAAATATTGCGGTCAACCCATGCCAGAGCCTTATTGCGTTCGATAGCATTCACCTGATTGCATTTGGCCTGAGTCAATTTCATGCCCTGCACAACCGGTTTACCATCAACCATCGTTGCGCCGCGGCAAATAGTCCAGATACCACCGCCATCTTTGTAGGCCGTGAGGCTGTTACCTTCTTTCTCATTCAGAAACTGATCGAGAATGACGGATGCAGGAGCACCAGCCAGTACCAGCCCCAAAACTGCAGTACTCAGCTTTGCTCTGGATCCCATCACTCACCTTCCTTTTGTAATGCCTCAACGACCACGCTTGCAGCGGCAGGACGCTCTTGAAGGGGTTTATCACCAACGCCTTTCAGGTAGTCATTGACCAATTTTGTTCGCTTCTCATCCTCTCTACGCCTACGGTTTGCATCTACCCGCCCGTTAATGTATGAGGCTAGCGAGATAAGCAGACCAGCAGCGCCAAAGAACATGAACACCAGATCCTGAGTGGTAAATCCAATGGCTGACGCCAGAGCTGCTACCCACGCGAAGAACTGCGTGAAGATGTTCCCTGAATCATTCATTTTCATGGTCTCTCACCTCGCTTGGTGCGGGTGCTATTGCTAGAAATAAAAAAGGCCGCCAAATGGCAGCCTTGTGAGGGTTGTAACCTGCTGGAGCGTCCTTCTTCTGAGGAATGCAATAAATTAAATAATCCTTAAGAAGAACTATTTAAAGCTTTAAAACAATTAACTATTCGCATAGTTTTTAGATGTTATCATTTGCGTTAAGTTAAAAACTTATCCTCAAAGGGATATAAGAAATACAAGCGGGTAGCACTGGCATTTTTAATGCGGAGAAGATTGATGTCATTCTCCGCACTTTTTTTGTGCACTGAGCTAGCTATCAAATGTCCACCAGCTATTACATTAGTGCCAGAAACATGATCAGACATTTAGCCCCCTCTTTCTTTGGCTACCCCATTCAGAAAATTTGAATGGAGAGAAAAAAAGCCCGCTCTTTTGAAGCGGGCCAATGAGTTGACTATTTGTAAGGTAGGTGTGAGTAAGACTTATGCTCAGAGGTGAAGCTGTATCGGCTGATTCACTATCGGTCCAGGAGAATCACAGGGCACTCAGTAACTTCTCACGACTTAAAGAGTAGCAGTAGTTTTCCAAGCCATAAAAAAAGGCCTGCGTTTTATGGCAGGCTCTCAAGGAATTTTAATCTTTTATTGTTGTTGTCATGGTGCCGGGTGCCTCCCGGTGACCCTACCCCAGTCAGCAAGGCCGCGTGCATACCTGCAGAGCGCAGTTGACTGGAACGCCCTTTCGCTTAGAAAGGATTCACCACGTGAATAAATTACGATTAATTCATTCACCCGGTCAATACTGTTCACCATTCACAAAAAAAAGCCTGCTCGGACAAGCAGGCATAAATAGCTAAGTTGGCAATAACTGAGGGAGTGGTGCCGGGTGCCTCCCGGTGGAAATGATCACAGCATTCATTTCCGCGCGCTGGTTGGACACTCTGGAGAAATGTCCTGCTGAACCGCCCCTCCGCTTAGGGGGATCCACCACAAAAACGCTTTCAGAAACATCCATTCCGCAGGATGCTTAAGAAGCATATGTGCAGTATGAAGAATCTGCCACATAATCAGATGAATATATTCATCTAAATGGTAGAGGGAGAGGGCCTTCAATCACCTCGGCCTCTCCGTTGTCGCAGATGTCGTCACCCTGTGCCAGATGCCAAATACCATTAAAAGTAAGTCCCGTCTCAAGGTCTTCAGTAACGCCATTGCTGAAGTAAGCAACCTGAATCCTGCCGTTGTGCTGAATCCAGTAGAAACCTTCTTCCATATTCCCTCCTGCGTTGTTGGGGAAATTCTAAGTCACCGCAGGGTTGAATGGTTTTAGATATTCTTAAGTCGCTATTAAGCAAAATAGCCCCACGGTGTAAACCGCAGGGCTTTAAACGAAGGTAATAACCCATCGTTAGAGCAAAATTACCACAGTTTAGGGAAAAGTAAATAGCTCGCGATAAATTCACGCCCTATTTTGTTATCTGCTTGAGCTGCGCATCAGCCCAAGCCTCTTCGATGTCAAACTTGGTGATGAGCTGATCGTAGAATGGCTTAACAGACTTCTTCCAGGTATCGAGGCTGATTGCATCCGTTATCTGACACACCGCGGCGTAAGCCTCAGTTGATGGAATTCGCTCAAACCCTCGCCCACTGCAGCGCTTGCAATCAGCAAGTACCGGAACGCCCTGCTGCTCTGTAAGAGCCTGATTAACAGCTTTCCCGCGTCCATGACAATCTCTACAGGCACAACTAACAACCTTCTTCCCCTTACACTGAGGGCAGAGAACGCGTGCAACCTCCCTGACCTGCCTCCGTACCTCATACTCAGAAGGTCGAATATTTTCGACACCCATACTCAGCGACATCTTCACGAATTTCTTCTCTTTTGCCGGAGTGTGGGACTTCATGCTGAAAACCTCAGCGTCAATAAACCCTTCCCCATTGCAGCCATCGCACTGCTTCACACTGGCGGCGCTGCGGGAATAGTCCTCGAACGCGAAGGTGGCCAGTTGGTGCATTACCAGTGGTTTAACCACTGCATCAAGCTTTCGTAATGCCGCAACCCGATCGCACTTAGTCAACGCGTACTCGGCCAGCAACTCAATCGCCCTCTCCCGGTCATTGTTGCTGATACCCATCTTCCCGAGAAAGGCGCTATAACCCAAGGCAGCCCGTTCCTGCGTCATGCCCATAGCGGCCATGATATCCGTTCCGGTTAATGAGTCTGACGCAGTAGCACGCGGAGAGTCGCTAATCATTGTCGATTTGGCGAAGTGATATTTGAGGGTGTTTTCAAGATTCATGCGGTCTCCAGCTCGGTAATGGTGAGTTCTAACTTTCCGCCCTTAACGACAGGCATTTTCACAACGCGATAGTCAATAACCTGGCAGTCATCCAGCCAGAATCCCGCCTTGGTTAAAGCGTCAAAAGCGGCCTTCTGCAGGTTATCCAGATCGCGGCGCCGGCGGTCGGGCATGTGACAATCGATACGGATTTTAAGTGGTGCGGCCGTGCGGATATTAAGCCGGGCGCTTCGAATGACGCTGGCGACTGCATAGCGGTACGCGACACCATCAGCGCTAATGTGCGTGCGCCCGCGGTTGTGCCGGTAATACCGGTTATTGCTCGGCGGCCAGGGCAAAGTGATTTGATATGTCTTCACGTTCACCCCCACATCCGGTTTCGCCATCGACTATCCGGGCGGGCTGGTGTATTTGAGGTCGGCAGGAATGCACTGACAGTCCAGGTCACGTAATCCTGGTTTAGGCTGCGCTCAACGCGCACGCCGCGCGCTTTGTAACGCTTGACCAGTTCGTCGGCCTGTTCGGTGCTGCAATCGGTGTGGTGGAACCAGGTCTTCTTCATCCCCATTACCCCGCAAAGCCAAGCAGCTGCGCGGCAACATTTTCGGCCTCATCGCGACTGCGGAATGAACGGGACAGAACCCAGCGCCAAAGAACATCGAGCGCAGCTTTATAGAGCTGCTGAAACTCGAGTTCGTCCATGTTGGCGAATGAAATGCTGCGAGGATGCTTTTTGAGTGTGCCGTCAGGTAGCTGAATGGCATCAAAGTGCCCTGCCTCGACGATTACCCATGAGCGGTAAGCATCGAAGGATTTACACAGGCTAATGCCATTTGTGACGCGTCGATAAGCAACCTGCTCAAGATACTGCTCGGCAGCATCGATCAGAGCCCCCTCATTCCCGCCATAAAAAGCCAGGAACCAGGCGTAGCCGGTAATCAGCTTCCGCTCGTTACTCGAGATAGCCCCGCCTGTTGGTTCCCAGTATTCAAAACCGAGATTAAGAAGCGCAAAAAAGCGCCGATGGAATGCCGGGTTACGTACCCGCCTGAACTCGGCAACAAGAACATCGCCGAGCCGGGTTTTGGATTGCAGGATATCGCTGGTCTCAGGCGTAGCCGGGATCAGTATTCCTGAGTGGTGTTTGATAAGTTGTAATTCTAGCGCCATGGTTCTCTCCGTGGCGCATCAGGTATAGGTTGTTCAGGCCTATGAAATAATAATATCAGACGGTGGTGTAACTCGGTACCCCAGTCGTTTTGCAAATTGCATAAACCCGTTGAGAGTGAATATTTCTTCCTCTTCGAGCAACGGTCTTAATGAAACTATTCCATTTACTCGATAAACCAGATATCTGCCCTCAGCCGGGAAGCTATAGATAACTGCTTTATCGGCCCTTCTGACCACGTCGTACCATTGATCATCTGCATTAAAGGCATCTGCACTACACACTATTTCCCCCAGAGCGACTTATTGACGCGGTAAACAGTAATCGGGAACAGCCAGGGGAACGCAAACAGCGATACTCTTTGAAACTGCTCCAGTGAAATTCACGCGATTAATAAAACCACTCGTCGGCGCTTTCCAAGGTCTCCTGCACGATTTGCTCAACCTCTTTCTTGTCGCCCCCGAAAACACTCAGACCATCATTGCTGGCACGCTTGATCGTTAGCTGACAATTATCAAACTGCTTGCTGAGCCTTTTGAGCAGTTCTGACTCTAGTGCAGGTATAGCTCCATCAGGAAGTTTCTTCATGCGATCAATGGCTAACTCGATTTTCATTTTTCCCTCCGCAACAAACACCTGTATGTATATACAGTATATTTATAAACGTATCTTACGGATTTTGCAACGATTAAAGAGTGTTAGAAGGATGGAGCGCTTCCAAGCTTGCAGGTATCGGTTTTAAGAACGATTTGGGACAGATCTCAGATTTGGTGGTCTACACAATAGTTATGTTGAATAGATTTCAGAGGAGTTTAGTGCAGTTTCACTACTAAATTGTGGTTTCGATATGAGATTTATAAAATGAAAATTCGTAAAGGCTATTATGGAGCTTGCTGTTACTAAGCAACAAATTTGTCAGCAAGCTCTAAAACGACATGAAACATTACCAGTCGTAATGTAATCCAACCGGTTATCGAAATTTACTGAGATGCAGGCACTCTATCATCTTGACGGAAAGCCTCGATCCCGACTTTCTGACCATAAGAAAGTTCGAGTGTGTTGCCATCAGGATCAGAGAAGAAGACATAATAACCTACCGGTTCGCCTGCCTGAGCCGGTTCTTTTCGCAAGATGCCTTCCATTCTGGCCATCGCTACTTTATTGTCGATTTCTTCAATGCTTGAACAAGCTACTCCCAAGTGACCAAAATTACCTAAAGGGGTGTCAGTCACAGCATCAACCTGGACAAGGACAAGCGCAAAAGGGCGAGTTCGGTCACTTAACCATGCGACTTTACGTGCCTCCGGAAGGTCAGGCTCTCGCCTGTGTACGACTTCCATGCCAGCATAACGGCCGTAAAAATCGATACTTTTTTCCAAATCTCTAACAACAAACGCAACGTGCGTAAAACCGACATCAATCTCTTTCATTAGGCTAATCCTTTGACTATCTCCAGAATCGCCATCTTAAAAGCTCAAGTTAACTTGAGGTCAAGAGCCTTTCAATCAATGATTTTGCTGGATTTCTTGCACGTATTGTTCAATGTCGTTCAGGGTTGCAGCCTATGCTAACTAACTCCAGCAAAATGAAGATAAGGCCCGCTACACACAGAAGAAAAGATAAAGTTAAAGCCGCAATAAAAACCATTCGAAACTCCATGTAATCATTTTCACTACCAAAATCTTAGAATCAATTTTTACTTTGTCACGTGCGCATACCAGGCAATTTTTATGTTGCAGAGCCAAACATATCTCGCGGGCTTTAACCACGTTTATTGAATGGTTTTTTTGTGAAGCATTTTACTCTTCATAGACAATTTTAAGGTCACAGAACTCTTTTTTGTAAATTTTTTCAGTAAAATAGCACTAACTGTCCTTTCTCATGCTACTTTAGAAGAAAATCCTTAAAAGTGTGCAACTATGCTTACTACTCTCATCTACCGAAGCCACCTGCGAGCTGATGCACCAATTCAATCCATTATTGACATGGTCAGTGAAGCCAATTCTCGAAATGAACGTGCGGGAGTAACTGGTGTTTTACTTTTCAATGGGATTCATTTCTTACAGCTTCTTGAAGGTGATGAAGTAGCTGTTATGCAAATCTATAAAAAGATTTGTCGGGATACACTTCACTTTAACATTGTAGAACTCTTATCCGATTATGCCCCCTATCGACGATTTGGTCGCTCCGGCATGGAATTAATTGATATAAGACTATTCAGTAAAGACGAGTGTCTGGACAGGGTTCTTCAACATGGAACAACCCAACATAAATTGCTTTACAACGACAGAGCTTTAAGGTTTTTCCGTACATTTATAGATTCGGCTGAGACAGATAGCTATTATGTACTTCCTGATAGATTCAGTTGGTTTTTTTCATCCGAGCAAATAGATGTATCATCGGTCGATCCCGCTATAATCCAAGACATGCATGCAGTTATAGATCCTCTCGCTAGCCAGATTCATTCTTTTGTCTTGAGTGCAAAATCAGACAAAGACGATATAAAAGCTAATAATTTATTTTTTGATTTGGAATCGAAGAAAGATTTGTTAAAAATCGCAGGGAAGTTCATTAGCTCCTCACAACGAGTATCAATAACACTCCTGCCTTTAACCTTACTGAGGGTGCCTGATGCGATTGAAATATTGCTCGATTATATCAGAGAAAGTAACTTATACCCAGAACAAGTTATAGTTGAGTTTTCAGAGAGCGAAATAATCCCTGAAATTGATGAGTTCGCGCATTCAGTGCAGATACTCAAAAGTTGCGGATTAAGCGTTGCTATTAATGACTTTGGTATGGGTAATGCAGGTTTATTGTTTCTTTCGAAATTCCAGCCTGAGAAGCTCAAAATACACCCGCAACTGATACACAATATACATAAAGAAGGTTCCAAGCAGGCTATACTCCTAAGCTTAATCCGCTGCTGTGAACTTATGGAAATAAGAATCTGTGCTACAGGAGTCGAGCAGACAGAAGAATGGATGTGGCTCGAATCCGCTGGGATATTTTGCTTCCAGGGCAATCTTTTTTCAAAATATGATAAAAATGGATATTTGAAGATCTTCTGGCCAGAATCTAATGAATTCAGCGAATGTTAAAAAGAACTTGTAGACTTATTACTTTTTCATAGGATTAACGCAGTCATACTCGGTGGGTGTCAAGCCGGAAGCGGGTGAACTAATACATAGGGAAAAGTCAGCGGGCCCGGCGGGTGCAAAGGCAATGCTTCAGTACTCAGTAAGATGCGGTAAACAGAACAGACTTAATTAGTTGGTCTCATTTTCGCTCACGAAGAACCAGTTCATCCCTAACCCTCCAACCGGCTTTCATCCAGTCATATTTGGCTTTTAAAGCTCAGTTGGTATCGACCGGTAAGCGATACTTGGGCAGCAAACGCTGCCGCGCCTATACAGTATTGGCTTACCTTTCCTCAAAAGTGCTCATGCCTTCATCCCCTTTCCCCTTGCTAGGTTGATTCTGTCAACGCATTCCCTTAATGCTTTAACTTGCTCCGGAGAGAGTTCAGATTCATCAATTGTGGCCAGAAGCGCGTTGAGGGAGCGCTCAATATCGTTTTAGTCAACCGTAAACAGATAACCTTAACCCAACGTGGCGAGAACTTGCTTAGGCCGATTGCTCTTGTGATACGTAATTTCATGAGATGCCTCTTAACCGCCAGTGGTGGCGATTTGTAACTCGGTTATAACACACAGTGGAGAAGACTTATGTAATTATTTCGCCATAGAAATTTCTAAGGGTCGTTTAGCCTGTGCAATCAGGCTTTCAGGAAACATCTTAATTAGTTTTCCAGTATGAGACACAAGCGCCGCATCTTAACGAGAATGTTACCAGCTGACATATCTTGTGGGAGTGGCACATGTTGCCCCGCCTCCGGCGAACTAAGTAGTAATAAGTAAATGGCACTTTCTTAGAATTTGTTGCAATATACTAAACCTCTTTATTTTTACCAACAATTACATATGAACTGCCTGCTTTGCTCCATGACTTGATTATTGACAAATTGTTTTCTAAGCAAATTTCACTCACAACCCTTTCATCCAACAGACCATAGTAGGAAGCATTTCGAAAGTTCTGGTATATATATCCATGCAAATGTTTAATTCCACTTTCATACTTCTTGAAATAAGAGCTTTTGTATTGATTAACAATCATTGCCTCGCCATCACTCTTTAACAACTCTCTAATGGAACTGATGATTTTGTAAATTGTGGTTTTACATGGAATTGCGGAAAGCACGTTGGCGCAGAGTATGAAGTCGTATTGATCTGTTATTTTATCTACATTTTCAAAAGGAACAGCATTAGAATTTTTATAGTTATTAGCCACATATTCTGGAATTGTGGTTTTTACACCCCTAATAATTTGAACTCTTTCAAGCTGCTTTCGTGAATCAAGAAAAGTCACAACATTAAATTTATTTACTAATTGTTCTGAATATCTAAGTTTTCCACATCCGAAATCAAGGGCTCTGCCATTTTTTTTAGAGTTTTTAATATAATTGCAAAGATAACCAGATGGCATTGTATGCGGCTTGGCCGCATTTTCTGAACGAATGGTTATTCCATCTATCTTATAGTTCAAAACCAGCTCCATTTAAAAAATATTATTGACATTAAAGAATTCTTTTATTTTTCCATCAGGTATCTGTCTTACTTGACTTTCAGTTCTTGGTTTGACAGATGCTAGGAAAATAAGAAGGTTGAATATTACAAGGAAAATAACCCACAACCAAAGATTATTCAAAGAACCAGTAACAGATAACAAATCAGTTAATTTAGCGAAACTAATCACCAAAACAGTAATAAATGCAATTACTGTATGTTCAAAGAAAACCCAAAAGTAATAAACTTTATTCCAGAAAAGCTCAACGTAATGTTTATCTTTTAACTCTTTGACTTCTGGGTAATACAGTTTACTCATTACCTTATATGATTCATCACTAGTTAATTCTCTCGTCACGCCTGCAACTTTGGCTAATGGTCTAATAATTAGATATTTATCCCAGACCTTTCTTATTCCAAGAATTTTTGCAACGTTATTATGAAGATCTAAGGCCCCACTAATCACGGACCAAAAAATCGAAAATGCAATTGGCAATATACCGAATGTTAAGATCCATTTAATAAACTCTTCGTAGTCTTTGATGGGAGGAATGTATTTGGCATTAATGCCAACCAATGGGATGTAGCCATAAATAACCAATAAAAAATAGAATATAAACGTTGTAATAAAAGTTGCCTTATGTAGCAGAGGCAACATTTCATTATAACTCTTTGGTGGCTCTAACATTTTGGCTCTCCAAGCATAAAAAAGCGCTAATTTGTTATAGTGTACTAACTCAAATAACGCATTTAAAGCTAAACACCACTAGTTTCTTAATTTAACACTGCAATATTATCTAAATCTTTTTGATTAATCTAGCCCTCAGAGAAACCTACTGTACAAATATCTATGCTTACTGCATTCAATTTTATGTATGTAGCACCCACAATAGCAAATGTAATGTTTTAAGTAGCCAAATCCACTATCAGTACCGGCGCTTCGATGTCCCTACCTCGTTCAAAGCGGACCATTTCCTCCCTATGCCCTGCCATCAGCTTTCATACTCTCATATTTCGCCTTAAGCAACTCCGCTGGTGTCGGCCCTTTTGGGGCCACCGGAGCAGCCAACGCTCTACGGACAGGTGGAATTGGCTTCCCGGCCAGCACCCGCTTTTCCCACATTTCCAAGATATCGCTGGCCTCACGCTCTAACTCTTTCTGACTAAGTTGGCCATCCGTTCCGCGGCGCCGCAGTTCAAGGCAAATGTGGTAATAAACCGGCTTTGGCCACGGATATAGCTCGCTGCTCGGGTACCGGAAAACCAGCTTCCTCCACTTCCAGTACTCAGCCATGACGTCAGCGGTGGTGATCCCCAGCACGCAGCGTCCTTCCCTGCACCACTTGATGAACTGGCCAGGCGAAGGCAGGAACGGACGCTCCTGACGGCGTACCATGCGCATACCGGCTTCAACCTGCTCCATGGTGGTTATCCCGTTTTCTTTGAACGCCAGCACCCATTGCCGGCGGATCTCATTCACGTCTTCCTGACTGCGGTTAACCAGGCTTGCCGGGAACGCGGCAGCCAGCTGTACGAATAGCCCGTTGATAATCTGCGCCACCTGCTGCATTTGTTCGCGTTCGGTGTACTGCTCAGGTAGGTTGTGCGCCACGCGGCGAGCCTGTTCCCGGTCAAAATTGCGAATGCTCTCGGCAAGGTTTTTCATTCCAGCACCCCGTCAATCCAGTCGGTGTTATGCAGGTCGATGCTGCCCCGGGAAGGCTTTGCCGTTCCGGTTGCACGCAGCCGTTTGGTAGTGAGCTGATCCCACTGCTTGCGCAGACTGGAAGGGCTCAGGATGTTGTCTTTCCAGAACTCGTCCCTGTTTGCCCACTGGAACAGGTCGCAGATTTCGTAGTGCGTGCGCTTGTCCTGGACGCGCATCAGCCTGATGGTGTTTGCCCATTCCGCCCAGTTTGGCTCAGATAGCGAAGCGTTGACGGTGAGAAGCCTGTCGTAAATCCAGCGTGCGGCCTTGAGGTCGTCAGCGGATCCCCATGATTTACCTGCCGGGGTGTATATCCCGGCGGCAGCTTCTGGATGGCGTGAGAGAAACTTTTGAGTTTTCTGGTTTCGGGATTCGTCAGAATTCCGAGACGAGGATATTTTAATATTGTTCTTGTTATAGTCTTGGGTGTCTACCGTTTCCGGGAACGTTTTTCCCGTTTTCGGTAACACTTTTCCCGATTTCGGGAAGACTTTTCCCGTTTTCGGTTTGTCTAAAATCCAGGCGGAAAGGTCAGTATTTATACCGACCGTTTTCATCACACCCTGCTTCTGACTGAAGATAATTTTGCGTTCTGCGAGCGATTTGAGCGCATCAGAAACGTGGGAATCACTCAGCCCAGTAAGCTCGGCGATCACTGTATTCGTAACGCGGTCCTGTTTCTTGTTCCAGCCGTAGGTAAGCCAGATCACCGCCTCAAAACACTGCCACTCCCGGCCTGACATTCTCAGACGAGGCTTGAGCTGTTGGATCTCGTTAGCGACCTTGGTATACCCATTCGACAGGTCGGCCATACGACCTCCCGGTTGTTCGGTTCTGTGGGGGAAATTGATAATTTCAGCTGTGTTTGACATACTTAGCTCCGCAATTACACTCCGTTTTTGCACCTGAAAGCCGTTGGTGTTCGAGCACCGCGGCTTTCGCCTTTTCTGAAGTCTTCACATTGCCCCCAGCATAGTTGTCACCATCGCCAGCAGCGGCGCAGTAAGGTCCGGATCGACACGGAACATCTCAAAAATCCCCTCGCCTAACTCCTTCAGCTTTTCCTTCTTCGGTGCATCGAGCATCAGAGCTTGCTTCGCCTCACTCACCTCTTTTTCCAACCTGGCCATGCGAAATGCGAACGTGTCATTCTTTACGACACGGTCGCGGTACCGAAGCGGTAATACAGACATGATCGCGGGCACCAGCTGTTCGACGTTCTTTCGGTAAGATGCGGAGTCTTCTTTGTTGTCTAGCCAGCGGAACAGCTTCACGTTCCAGACATCGGACTGGCCAGAGAAATCCACTCCATCAACTTGAAGTTCTTCCGCCGCGTCTTGGATTTGAAGCGCAACAGACACGCGCCCTTCTACCGCAGCCCACGCCCGGACAGCAGAACAAATATCGCGATGATCAACATCCTGCGCTGCCGATTCGCTTTGATGACACGGGAATATCATTGGATTAGAGGAAGCTCTGCTACTCTGTTGAAATGAAAAAGTTTGCATTGTTATGGCTCCTGTTTAGGTAAACCGTCTGTGGGATTTGGGTAGAGATCTGGGCGCAGTTCGTGTGGTGTAACACCTGTCATATTGAAAATTGGAAAGATGTAATTTGGGGGGACTATCCCGTGGTCACGATTCTTCCAATGACTTACAGACATACTCGTCACACCAAGCGCGATGCTGAGTTTTCTGGCTGAGCCAGCGACTTTAATTGCTTTATCGAGTGCGGACATACAATTCTCCAACTGAGTAACAGCAAAAGTAAACCACAGATTTATATTTATAGCAAACCAAGGATTTATTGTGCGCGTAAACCAAATATTTACAATAACCCTATGAGAAAAGAAGAACCCAACCTCGTTCTGGTAGAACGTCTTACTGAGATCACTGATCGCGGCGTTACCAAAGCGGACATGGCACGCATAGCTGGAGTCACCCCTCAGGCCGTAAACGGCTGGTTCAAAAAAGGAGTGATTAGTAAAAAATCAGCACTGGCCATAGCCGAAGCTGTTGGCATTTCTGTCGCATGGCTACTCGGTGAAGACGTTGGTGAGAAAGATGGGCTCAAGCCGGACGAACAGCGCCTACTTGAGCTTTACCGTCAGCTGCCGGAAGAAGAGCAGCAGAACATGCTCCGTATCTTCGCGATTCGCCTGAAGGAGTTGGATGAGTTGTACGATAAGTACATGAAGGGCCGCATACGATCTCAGCAGGACTGATGCAAGATTCAAGGTTACTTTAAGAAGCTCCAAACTCAGTGAAATACGAGAATTTGTTCTTAAATTTGCATAAGGAATGGTATTGCCAATGCCAGGCAACATCTTACATGTGACATCCTATACTCGAAGAATGAATGACGGGATTACTCAACCCTTTCTTTGCGGCTGCGATGATGGTAATTCCTATATCGTTAAAGGGCGTCCCAAGCTGCCTAAGACTGAATTAGCGGCCGAATGGATCTCAGCTTCGTTGGCCCATGCGATAGGTTTGCAAATTCCAGAGCATCGCATTGTTGATGTCGATTCTGAGCTGATAGAGTTTATGCCCGATCTGCGTGGACAGTTAGACCCTGGTCTGGCATTTGCCACTTCTTATGTTGATGGAGCTTCAACAATAAACCTCCAGCAAGCTAGAACATCAGTCAGCGTAAGCGATCAAAAGAAAATTTACTTTTTTGACCGTTGGATTTTGAACACTGACAGGTCTTTGACCGAGCATGGTGGGAATGTCAACATCATCTTTAATGCCTTTAACAATAGGCATTACCTGATTGACCACAACCTTGCTTTCGATCAATCTGTAACTCTTGATGATTACGATGTTCACGTTTACTCACCAAGCAGAAGGCCCTGGACATATGACCTTGTTGATTATGAGGAACTACAGGACATATCTGTAGATGCGTTCAACACGTTAGATTCCATTATCGATGAAATCCCGATAAGTTGGCTTTATGAAGATGAAATGGAAAATAGTGCGTTTTTCGACCAAGTCAGAGGCACTCTCGCGAAGATAACTGAACGTGAATTTTGGAGTAGTATGATATGACCACCCCATGCCTATACAGCATAATTAGGTATGCCCCATATGCGGAAACTGAAGAGTTTGCTAATGTGGGCGTGGTTTTGTGCGCTCCTAAAAAGAACTTTTTTTGTTATCACCTTACACAAAGCAACAACGCCAGAATCAAGAATTTCTTTAAAGATGACATCATATTCCCGTGCGCGAAAGATGCCATTGCTAGGGAACTGAGCTTTGCACAAGAACAAGCTACAACATTACATTCACCTGAGAGATTAGCAAATTTCTTTAACTATCTGATTGCTAAAAAGGAATCTGTTATTCATTTCAGCCCTTCCAGGGTGATAATGTCTGAAGATCCAGAAATTTTAGCCTTAAATTTATTTAACAAATTTGTTAACCATTCTGAGGTTACGAAAGAGTCTCGCGAGTTAATTTTAACGCGTGAACTTAAGAGCCGATTCTCTCATTACAATGATTTGAAGAATGCTCTTAAAAAAGAGACACTTGGCGGAGATCTTACCAAATTTACAATACCATTTGTTGCCAAACAAGCAGGTGAAGTAGTTTGCGCGATTAAGCCAATAACTTTTACCCAAGAGAAGCCTGAAAAAATGATGGAGCATTGTGATTCTTGGACTGCTAAGATTCTCAGAGCTGCGAGTGAGCGTGTTCTGCAATTATCTGACGTACTATTCACAATAGATCCACCAGTTGCTCCTAGCTCATTAGAAGCCAAGGCAATGCAGGAAATAAGAAAAACATTCGAAATCAACGAGATAAATTACGTTGATTACAGAGATGAAAGCTCAATCGTTTCCTTTGCAAGACAGGCAATTTGAAATCAACCCGGCCATAGCGCCGGGTTTTTTCTAACCTTCATGCACTGCCCATATCAAACCCCAACACCATACTTTTCGATCCCGACCTTAGCGTCGGGATTTTTTTGTCTGCGATTCGTCAATCACCTCACAAAAGCTGTTATATAAACCGGAGATTTATATCAGATATAAAGCCTATGTTGACATGCATATAAACCAGTGATTTAATCAATATCACCAAGACGCACTACGAACCACCAAGGCAGGACGCCCACGGAGTAGCCGCCGACGGCATACGAACAGTCGGATGAGGTGGAGAGATTAACGCGCATCAGGTGTAAACGTTCCGCTGGCCGGCGATAAGGCAAACGAGGGTGAGAATGATTGATTTCGCACGCAAACCAGGACGGCAGCAGGCTGTAAAGCTGAACTTCTTCGAGGTGATTATTCGCCGCTTGTGCTACCTGCTGGCGCAAAAGGGGAATCCAGATGTGTAACTCAACGAAATGCGGGTACTGCGGCAAGCCGGTTGAACCGGAGGAAGTAGCCAAAAGTACCCTTCTCTATCGCAACGGCGCGCAGCTGGCGCGCAAAGAAAAAGAATACTGCTCTGAACGTTGTGCTTCGTACGACCAGATGGCCCACGAGGCATAACGTAAAAGCCGCGCAAGGCGGCCCGTACGTCCGGTGCTCCCGACCAAAGTTACACCGGAAAACTACTTAAAAAACCAAAGTTCACCCAATGGGCGCTATCTCTGGCCCGGGGATCTTACATCCAAATAAAGAGGATCTCACATGGAATTTTTCTATGTAGTTAAGGCTACGCAGAAATCTGGCAAAGAAGACGCAGTGATTTGGTTCACTGCTAAATCAGAAGCCCGTGCAAACCTGCAGCTCGATGTTGAGCTGGAAGATGCAGGTATTGAAACCGGTCGCGGTAAGGATTATGCAAAACCTGTTCGCACCGATTTTCCGGTGTTTAACGACCTGCCGGAAGAAAGTGCAGTGGATTACACCTGGTGCAAACGCTACGAGCTGCAGGACGATGGGCGCACCTGGCAGCCAAAGGCTGGTGCTGAGTCTACTGCCGCCATGGACAACACTGCCGCACCGGAAACGTCCGTTAATGTCGAAACTACCGTCGAGAGTGTCCCGCTTGAAAACCGCACTCCAGCGGTCCGTTTTGCCGTCCACCTGACCAGCGACAAATACCAATCACACATCTCTAAAGAGCAGCAGCTGGCTGCCAGCGAAATGTCACTGGATGAAGGTAACACTTATCTCCAGAACCTGCTGCAGGCGAAGAACGACATCCCTGGAATTGCCGAACTGAGCCTGAACGCTGAGTGGAAACTCGTTCAGGCGATAAAGCAGGTCTTCGCGCCAGATGAAGCGCACGAAACTGAAATTATCGCTGCATTCATGGCTGACTGGGCGAGAGCAGATGCCGGCGACCGCAATCAGTTAGTTGAAGAGTGGAGAAGCGGAAAGCTTGCTCTTCTCAAATCAGAAAGCACCAGCGGCGCCGACGTTACAACCGTTCAGGTTCTGGAACCTGATAACGGTATCCAGATTGACGAGAATGATGACGAAACCACTCGTTATCCAGTCGTGCGTATGCCGTTCCGGAAGCAGCTACTCGCCCAGTTCACCGCCAACGAACTGCGCCACCACTTAACCCGCGAAGAATACGAAGGTATCTGCGCGCTGGAAATGGACACTGACAACAGCTATGTCCAGAACCTGCTGTTGGCGGCAGAAAACTGCGAAGAGGTTAAGGGTTACGATACTAAAGACCTGTGGCGCTACACCGACGCCATTCGCAAGGTGTTCAGCCAGGAGAAGCGTCACGAACTCGCTTTGGTTCTCCGTTTCACCAGAATCTGGGCGGCGACTGATTATATCGATCGCGGCATTCTCGTTCGCGAATGGGCTACCGGTAATCGCATCAGTAATATTCAGCGCACTGATTCTGGGACCAATGCAGACGGTGGCTATGTGACGGATCGCGGCGAAGGCGCGCACCACACTCTGGACACTCTCGATCTTGAGATCGCCTGTGCACTGCTGCCTATGGATTTCCATCACTTTGAAATTCCCTCAAGCGTTTTACGTCGCGCCAAAGAAATCGTGGCGAAGAAAGAAGAACCATGGAAATCATGGAGCGCCATCCTGCGTAATCAGCCCGGCGTACTGGCGGTGAACCGTGCGGCAATCTTCAATCTGATCCGCATCGCACCAGAAAACATTCATAACACGCCAGCGGCACATCTTGAGTTTGTGAATAAAACCATGACGGCTGAGTTTAACTCTGCTGTGGAGTTGCTGCCGCTGTCTACTCCGGCTGTTGAGACCGAAGCACCTGTTGAACAATCGCAGGTTGAAAATCTCGGCAGCGGCATGTTCTCCATCGATGACCCTATGGGTGGAAATACCGAACCGGTCGTCGATACCTCCTCAAATGAAGTCGAAAAAACGGAAAACGCAGCGGAGACCACCAGCGATGTGCAGATGGAAGCGGCTAAGCCAGAGAAAGACGAAGATGTTGGTTCGGTACCACCGGGCGAAAGCACTGATGCAGCTAATTCGCAGACAGATTCCATAGCGCCAGAAGAGGAACAGTCAGAGCCAGTAATCGAATACCCTGCTTACTTCGAGCCTGGCCGCTACGAAGGTCTGCCGAATGATGTTTATCACGCAGCAAACGGTATTAGCTCAACCCAGGTAAAAGATGCCCGCGTCAGCCTGATGTACTTCAACGCGCGCCATGTGGCTAAAACCATCCCGCGCACAACATCCAAAGTGCTGGACATGGGGAACCTGGTGCATGCCCTTGCATTGCAGCCGGAAAACCTCGAAGCAGAGTTCAGCGTAGAACCAGAGATCCCGGAGGGTGCTTTCACCACCACCGCAACTTTGCGTGAGTTTATCGACGCGTACAACGCCAGCCTGCCGGCACTACTAAGCGCTGACGAGATCAAAGCGTTGCTTGAAGAACATAATGCATCCCTTCCCGCTCCAGTGCCGCTTGGCGCGAGCCTGGAAGAAACTGGTCAAAGCTATATGGCTCTCCCTGTTGCGTACCAGCGTATTGAAGAAGGCCAGAAGCAGACAGCAACGGCGATGAAGGCATGCATTAAAGAGTACAACGCCACCCTGCCCGTATCGGTTAAAACCAGCGGCAGCCGTGATGTGTTACTCGAGCAATTAGCGATCATCAATCCTGATTTGGTCGCACAGGAAGCGCAGAAACCGACGCCGCTGAAAGTGTCCGGCACCAAAGCAGACATGATCCAGGCGGTTAAATCAGTTAAGCCCGATGCCGTGTTCGCAGACGAGCTGCTGGATGCCTGGCGCGACAACCCTGGCGAAAAGAATCTGGTTACCCGCCAGCAGCTGGCCACAGCGCGGGCAATTCAGTCCGCACTACTGGCGCACCCGACCGCGGGCATGCTGCTGACACATCCAAGCCGCGCCGTTGAAGTGAGCTATTTCGGTTTCGACGACGAAACCGGATTAGAAGTGCGTGTACGCCCTGACCTCGAGATTGAACTGGACGGCGTGCGCATCGGTGCTGACCTGAAAACCATCAGCATGTGGAATGTGAAGCAGGAAAGCCTGCGCGCAAGGCTGCACCGGGAAATCATTGATCGGGACTACCACCTCAGTGCGGCTATGTATTGCGAGACCGCGGCGCTGGATCAGTTCTTCTGGATTTTCGTCAACAAAGACGAGAACTACCACTGGATCGCCATCATCGAGGCGTCCACCGAACTGCTTGAACTGGGCATGCTCGAGTACCGCAAAACGATGCGCGCCATCGCAACCGGATTCGACACGGGCGAATGGCCAGCGCCGATCACTACCGATTACACCGATGAACTGAACGACTTCGACCTGCGCCGCCTCGAAGCACTGCGCGCTCAGGCTTAAGGGGGATTTATGCATAACACTAACGTTACCGTTGCTGACCAGAACACCGTTATTAACTCCAACGTGGCTTTGTTCGATTCCCAGTATCTGAACGCCATCAGCACATTTGCGCAGATCATGGCGCAGGGCACTGCCACTGTTCCTAAACATCTGCAGGGCAACCAGGCCGACTGCATGGCTGTAGCGATGCAAGCGGCACAGTGGCAGATGAATCCCTTTGCCGTGGCCCAAAAGACGCACCTGATTAACGGTGTGCTCGGGTATGAAGCGCAGTTGGTTAATGCAGTCATTTCGCGCAGCGGCGTGCTGGCCAGCCGTTTTGAATATGAGTGGTACGGGCCATGGGAAAAGGTCGTTGGAAAATTCCATATCCGTAAAGGAGACAAAGGCGAGTACCGCGTCCCGGGCTGGACCCTGGCTGACGAAGCCGGGATCGGCATCATTATCCGCGCAACCCTGAAAGGTGAGGATCAGCCAAGAGAACTCGATTTGCTGCTGGCTCAGGCCCGTACCCGAAACTCTACCCTGTGGGCAGACGATCCTCGCCAGCAGCTGGCTTACCTGGCCGTCAAACGCTGGGCGAGACTGTTCTGCCCGGATGTAATTCTGGGAGTTTATACCCCGGATGAACTGGATGATCGCCGTGAAGAACGAGAGGTAAATCCAGCACCGGCGCAGCACGTAAGCCTTGCAGATATTTCAGGTGACAACGTCACTACTACTCAAACGGCTCAGGAATCAGCTCAAAACATCGATGCACTTGCTGATGATTTCCGTGATCGCATCGAGGCGGCTCAGGATGTGGATAGCGCTAAAGCTCTGCGCGCAGATATTGAAACCGTGAAAGTAACGCTGGGTTCTGCCCTGTTCACTGAGCTGAAAAACAAGGCTGTGAAACGTTATTACCTGGTTGATGCACGGAACAAAGTCGAAGCAGCCATCAATTCCTTGCCACCTTCAGATGAGCCCGATGCAGCTGAGCGGTTCGCAGAAGTAGAGCGCGTTCTTGCATCGTCGAAACGCCATCTGGGCGACGAACTGCATGGTCAGTTCAGCATCACCCTGGCGGATATGAAACCGGAATACGTGGACTAACGAGATCGGGAGGGGAAACCCTCCCTCAAGGAGAAGAAATGCGACTGATTAATCGAGGCAGTAAGCAATCCCCTTTAGCTCGCCAGGCATGTGAAATCGCACTCGCAGCCCACCAGCAAAGATATGGTGACTATGGGCGCAGCAATATGAAAGAGACCTATACGGTGAAAGTGGAAGGCGTGAAGGTCTGGGTTGAAGTGGTCAACTGCAAGGCAAGCTACGTGGCCACAGCAATGACCGGCATGCGCCGACTGCGCTCCCTGCCCGGCCAGGCAAACTGAAACTGAAATATCAACGACTACAGACCGGCATATCTATACTCATGCCGGTTACCTGAGGTGAACTATGTCGCAGGTAATTTTTAACGAAGAATGGGTTGTTGGCGCAAGACTCACAGAAAAAACAGGCCTGACCGAACGACAGATTGAGAAGTATCGCCAGGGCTGTTGGGTGGAAGGTGTCCATTTTAAACGGGTTTCTCCTTCCGGAGAAAAAACCTTGCGTGGCACAACCTGGTACAACTATCCGAGAATTAATCAGTTAATAAGGGATGCGTAAGATGGCAGCTTTGCCTACAGGTGTCGAAATCAGAAACAATAAGATTTGTATCTGGTTTATGTACCGGGGAAAGCGTTGCCGAGAAATCCTCAAAGGTTGGATTAACACCCCGGCGAACATCAAAAAAGCCGGGAATCTTCGGGCTGTGATCGTTAGTGAGATCAACCTTGGAGAGTTTGATTACCACCAGCGCTTTCCTTCATCGTCCAGAGCAAAAAAAACCGTAACCACTGTTTCAGTTCAAACCTTTTCAGAGCTGTGCGAACTGTGGACGAGCATTAAAGAAACCGAAATTAGCGCGAATACCATGCGTAAGACGCGCTCACAACTCGGTACGTTAATGCACATCATTAACGGAGATACGCCTGTTTCAACTATACGCCACAGCGACATTCTTAAATACAGAAAGGAGCTGTTGAACGGTGAGACACTTTACCTGGCAAATCCCAGAAGTAACAAACAGGGACGCACTGTGCGTACCGTGAACAACTATATATCGCTTCTTTGCTCCCTTCTTCGGTTTGCACACAAATCAGGCTTTATCAGTGGCAAACCCTTTGAAGGGATCAAGAAACTACACAAAGGGAAAGTAAAACCGGATCCTTTAACGAAGCAGGAGTTTAGTTTGCTTGCGGAATCGGAGCGTGGCCAAAGCCTCAATATGTGGACGTTCGCAGTTTATACTGGTGTCCGTCATGGAGAGCTTGCAGCTCTTGCCTGGGAAGATATCGACTGGGAAAAAGGTACGGCTCATATACAGCGTAACCTTAATGCGCTAGGAATGTTCGTCCCACCCAAAACCGATGCAGGTGATCGAGTTATCACGCTATTAGAGCCAGCACTAGAGGCCTTGAAGGCACAGCGAACGCTGACTTCGTTACAGCCCAAAACCGAGATTGTGTTTCATCACCGAGAGTATGGTGCGATGGAATATCAGAACCTGCGGTTTGTTTTCATGCCCAGGATGCGCAAGGGCATACAGAAGGCCTACTACTCTTTATCGAGTATCGGCTCCAGATTTAACGCAGCTGTAAAACGTGCTGGTATTCGCCGCCGGAATCCGTACCATACGCGGCATACTTTTGCCTGCTGGCTTTTATCTGCCGGCGCTAACCCGTCTTTCATAGCCAGCCAGATGGGGCATGAAAACGCGCAAATGGTTTATGAAGTCTACGGTGCGTGGATTGAAGAAATGAATGGCGAACAGGTGCTGATGCTTAACGATAAGCTGGCACGCTGA